ACTACAATGGTGTTGGCATATTATTTTGGTAGTAGTGTAGGTAGTAAACAAAAATCAAATGAATTAAATGACATACTAGAAAAGAAAGAACCAAGAATATGAGTGTAGATTGGGATAACTCTAGATATTTTAAAGCTAATGAATTTTATTGTAGTCATACCATTAAAGAAAATATGGATCAAGACTTCATAGATAAGTTAAATAAGTTAAGAGAAACGTATGGAAAAAGTATATCTATAAGTTCAGGATATAGAGATGAAACACATCCTGTAGAAGCTATGAAGAAAGATCCTAAAGGTGGTGCTCATGTAAGTGGTAAAGCATGTGACATACTAGTAGATAGAAAAGATGCTTTTGAATTATTATCATTAGCATTTTTAATAGGCTTTACAGGTATAGGAGTAAATCAAAAAGGTGGATCTAGATTTTTACATTTAGATACTATTGAAAATTCTCCATCANGACCTAGACCAACTATCTGGAGTTATTAAAAATGCAATCAGAAACTATAAAACAAACTATAGATGCAGTATCTATGGTTACTGTAGTTGGAACACTTGTTGATGTATTACCAGCATTAGCTGCAATCTTTACTATTGTTTGGACTTGTATAAGAATTTATGAAACAAAGACTATACAAAAATTTATAAGATCATTTAAAGATAAAGAAGAATAACTATGGCTATAAGTAAAGAATATGAAGAAAAAGCTGCAAGAGCTTTTGGTTTAAAAGGCCCATACACTAAAGAAAATTTAGAGAATCATAAAAGATCTAATCCTGTATTTGCTAGAAAAATGGCAATGGTTCAAGATAAATTAAATATGAGAAAAGGTGGTGTAGTAAAACTATCAGGTGGAAGTTATCTTAATGCTACAGGAACAAATTATGCAAATCAAAATACTACAACTCCTGTAGAAAAAAAAGATCCTGCAATGGGTCAATTTAATGCACCTATAATTAGTCCTACCTCTAGTACTACAGCAGAAGATTTAGGAATAGATACAGATAAAGGTGGATTAGGAGAACCTCCAGATGATTCTCACTTTGTTGATGATTTTGGTCTTACTAAAGATGATCCTCCACCAGTTGCAGATGACCCTGCTACAGTTGTAGATGATCCTCCTCCAGCAGATGATCCTGCACCAGTTGTAGATACAGGTTCAGAAGATATTAAATCTTTATTTTCAACACTACTAAAAAGAGATATAGGAGCAGATGCTTTAAAACATTATGAAGATAGATTAGCAGCAGGAGAAAGTATTGGAGATATATCTAACTCTATAATTAATAGTGAAGAATATAAAACTCTTAATAGAACAACACCTGATAAACCTACAGCAGAAAGTGTAACAGCATCTGAAATAGGATATGATCCTAATCAAGATGTTAAGTTTGATAAGATAGAAGATACAGATGTAAATACAGTAAGTAAAGCAACAGATTTAACAGCAGAAAAAGTTGATGATCCTACACGTAAAGCAGCAGTTAAAATGGATACTATATCAACAATTGATGAGGTACAAGCTGGACTAGATAAGTTAAAAGCTGAACAAGGTATAGTATCAGATAAAGCAAAAGTAGATGCAATAACACAAGATCCTACAACATCAGAAGTAGGTAAAATAAAAGCTGCTGAGTTAGATTCATCTAGAGTTATTGAAGGTACTACACGAAAATTACAAGATGATGAATTAGTTAGTGGCCCTAGTGTAGATCAAGCTAGAGTAGAAACAGATGTAATAGCAAAAACAAAAGCTGCACAATTAGATTTAGATCCTGCTGCAACTGTTAAATATCAACTTAGTACTTTATATCAAGACTTTACACCTAGTAATCCTCCTGCTTGGGCTGATGGTGCAGTACGAACTGCAATGGCTACATTAAATGCTAGAGGTATGGGTGCTTCTAGTTTAGCTGGACAAGCAGTTGTACAAGCTGTAATGGAATCAGCATTACCTATAGCACAAGTAGATGCAAAAACAGTATTTGATTTAGGACTACAAAATTTAAGCAATAGACAAGCAACAGTTATGCTTGCTGCTGAACAAAGGGCTGCATTTTTAGGACAAGAATTTGATCAAGCATTTAAAACTAAGGTAGCTAATGCAGCTAAAGTTTCTGAAATAGCTAATTTAAATTTTAATGCTGAAACTCAAATAGCTATAGAAAATTCTAAGCTTGCACAAACAGTTGATCTAGCTAATCTTGGTAATAGGCAAGCTGTAATTATGGCTGAAGCAGCACAAATAGCTAGTTTAGAAACTACTAATTTAAATAATAGACAAACAGCAGCAATACAAAATGCACAATCCTTTTTACAAATGGATTTAAAAAATTTAGAAAACAGACAACAAACTAATTTATTTAAAGCACAAGAACAAATTAAATCTTTATTTACAGATGCTGCTGCTGAAAATGCTGCTGCACAATTTAATGCATCTAGTGAAAATCAAGTTACTCAATTTTACGATTCATTATCTTCATCAGTAAAACAATTTAATGCAACACAGGTTAATGCAACAAATCAATTTAATGTTAATCAAGATTTAGCTGTTGATCAAATTAATGCACAAATTAAAAATGCTACTGATCAGTTTAATGCTAGTAATGGTTTAGTAGTTAGTCAAGCTAATGCTGAGTGGAGAAGAAACATTGCTACAATAGATACTGCTGCTACAAATCAAGCTAATCAATTTAATGCACAAATGGCAATGTCTTTAACTAGTAGAGAATATGATGGTATGTGGCAAGATTATAGAGATAGAATGACGTTTGCACATCAGTCAGGTGAAAACGTATTAGATAGAGAAGCACAGTTAGGTGTAGCTACAATACAAAAACAAGCATCTATTGAAGCTGCTAAGTTTGCTATGACAACCGAACTATATAAAGCTATGGGAACATTAGGTGCTGAAATGTTATCAGGATCTAGTATATTTGGTGCAGGTGGTTTATTATCAGGCTTTGGTGGTTTAATGAAAAAAGCAGGAGATATGTTTGGTGGAGATAAAAAAGATGCTAGTGATAATGATATAGAATTAACAGATGAAGAAAAATTAGAATTTGATAATTACGACAGTGTTCCTGTTGACTATACTACTGAGGAAGAAATTGAAGAACAAGAAGAACGAGATGATCGTTTAATGGATGAAGACTCATCTGATTATAGTAAAGTTGATTATAATAAAGGTGGTTTAGTTTCTGATGAAGGTATAGAAGCTCAAGAATATATTAAATCTTATTATGGTGATATTAGATGAATAATGCATACTTAAAAAAAGTAGAACAAAAAGTAGAAGAACTTATGAATAATAAATCTCCTACTAAAAAAAAGAAAAAAGTAAAAGGTTTTCTAGAACCTAAAAAAGAAGATACTAAAGTTAGCACTAATGTAGTAGACATGGTTGCTGAACACGTAGTTAATATACGTAAAAAAAGAATGGAGTTAAAAGGATGAATTTATCACCTGATAATTTACAAGCACCTATACCTGGAATGTCTTTAACACAACCTCCTAGGGAAATGCCATTTGAAAATCCTCCTGAATTATCTGAGTTACCTGATGTAATAGAATACTATAGTAAAAAATTATTAGATACTGAAATAGAAGATTCTTTGTTAATGACTATAGATGAAGGTGCATCTATAGATGCTATTGCTGAGTTTCTTACTACATCAGGAACTATGAATAGTATACATAGTTTAGACTTAGCTTTTTTAGTTAGTCCTGTTGTTAAAGAATTAATAATGTATGTTGCTGATTCTGCTGGTGTAGATTTTATTGACTCATATGAAACAAGAGAAAAAAATAAAAGACTTCCTTATCGTGAAATTAGATCTGTTGTTAAAGAAGTATTTAATGAAAGACCAGACTTAGCAGATCCTACAGATCCTATAATAACTAAATCTATACCTAAAGGTTTAATGGCTAGAGCACCTGAAGAAGAAGTTATGGATATGCCAGTTGACATGCCACAGGAGAATATATAATGGGATTAGGTCAAGCACTTACAGGTTTTTTAACAGGGTTTTCTGAAAGAGCAGCAGAAAATATTAGTACTCGTAATAAAGAAATAAGAGATAGTATAGATGAAGATTTAAAAAAACATGCAGCATCTGTACAAGCTGACTATGCTAAAAAAATAAAATTAAGAAAACAAGCTTATGAACATGTTTCATTTTTAGAAGCTAATGCAAGTAAAATACCTGCATTTAAAAATCTTAGTATACAAGAAAAAGCTACGTTAGTTACTAATCCAAAAATGATGAAAAGATTAAAAGATCTTTCTGAATCTCCTGAAGGTAGAAGAACAATAAATTTACAATTTTCAGGTACTAAAAAAAATAATAAACCTGATCATAATAGTAAAGTACAAACTATAGAACAAGCAATTGATTTAAGAATACCTGTAGAAGCTGCTATGCCAGCACCAAGAGTAACAAGAACTAAAGGTGCATATGGTTTAACTAATACTATCGAAGAAGATGCTATACGTAAATATGCACAACAAAATCCTGAGTACTATTCTAAACCTACAGTTAAACCTAAGACTAGTGTACAAATGGATAAGATAACTTTACGTAGTCTTAAACCTGCTGACATTAGAAAAAGTGTATTAACTACTATACAAAGTACTTTAGAAGCAGGTATTGCTGGAGATGCTAAGACCTATCAATATGAACTTAAAGATCCTAACACTACTGGTGGTATAAAATCAACTACGACTTTAAATCGTCCACAAGCTAAACGTTTAGAACTTAGACTAAAAGCAGAAGGTATAAGAAATTATGTAAATAACTTAAGTGATGTACAAGAAGTTCATAAAGATGCAATACAAGCTTATGTGCCAGGACTTAACTTAGATGGTACAAAAGAAGAAATTATAACAGAATTAGATGAGTATATAAATAAATCTAAAGATGTTTTAAATCAAAGTCAAAAACAAAATCAAGATGCTATTGTAGATAAAGACTTTAGTAGTCTTTCTCAAGAAGAGGCAGATGCTGAGTATAAAAAAATTGCTAATAATCCACAAGATCATCCTACATTTTATAATCCTGATGGTACTCCAAGTGCTAAATTTAAAAGACTAATGAAACGAGCAGGGTATCCAATTTGAATAATATAAGTAGCTTAGTATACGATCCTTTTTTTAATCAAGCAGCAGAAAAAAATAATATAGATCCTGATGATCTTAGAGCTATAGCTGATATAGAAACAGGCTATAGAGTAGATGTTATAACTGGTAAAACAAAAGGTACTAGTGGTGAAGTTGGCATAGGTCAATTTATGGAAGGTACTGCTGCTGATTATGGATTAATAGATCGTGAAACAGGAGAGGATTATAGAAGTAATCCTGTAAAATCTATTCAAGCAATGGCTAAGTTACATAGTGATAATATGCAATGGGCTAGAAAAACATTAGGAGAAGATGCAGAAGAAGATGCTGTTAAAAGACTTGCAGTAGAAGCTTACAATGGAGGTAGAGGTAATGCAGGTAAGTCTAAACAAACAGCACAACATGCTAATAAATTTTTTATTTCTTATACTAAATTAAAACAACAACAACCAGTACAACCAGCACAAGAAAAAGCACCAGTAAAAAAACAAAGTAGTTTTAATTTAATGTCATCAGCAGTAGCAAGTGAAAGACAAGAAATAGATAAAAAACAATATAAAGAAATAAAAGTTAATCCTAATGATGATGATAAAACAAATAAAAGTTTATATAAAAATTTATTACCTCCTAAAATAATAACAGAAAAAGATGTTGACTTAACTGATGATAAATATTTTTTTATAATAAAAGATTATATGGAAACTAGATTTAAAAATTCTGTAGATATAGGTGGTCGATACCTTAATATTCTAGGAAAAAAACTAGATGATAAATCTTCAAGAAAAGAATATATAAATGAATTTTTATATCAAATGCGATATGTAGATTGGAACTCTACATTAGGTGCTGTACCTGAATTAACTTACATAACTAATACATCAGATAAGAATGTTTTAATTGCAGCTAAAGCACATAGACTTTATGATGAGATACCTAACTTTTACGATAGTATTGCTGGAGGAGTAGGAGAAAGTTTGTTTGGTGCATTATCAGATTTAAGTAATTGGGTAGGTGTAGGTACTGGAGCTATTGTAAAACATAAACTAGCTAGGGAAGGTATTAATAAATTATTTAAATCTGAAATAGAAAGAAGATTTAAAAATCAATTTAAAAAAGAAATTGCAGAAGACAAATTATCAATTAGTAAAAATATAAAACAATATAAAAAAGATTTAAAAAAAGATGTAGGCACATTACAAAAAGACTTTGTAGCAGGGCCATTAACTAAAAAAGTTAAAAGAGAAAGAAATGAGCAGTTAAATAAAATGGCTGAAGTAGCAAAGAAAAAAGCTAGTGCTGAATTTAAAAAAGATATGAGAAAAGATTTAAAATTAAAAGATGATGAAAAACTAACACAAGACTTAAAAAGAAAATATGTTTTAGGATCAGGTATATTACCTAGAGGTACTTCTGTAAAAGGTAAAGCTATGAAAGTAGGTGCATTAACAGAAGGCTTAGTAGGTTTTCAAGCTAGTATTATAGATGCAAACATAGATAAAGAATTAGAAAGAACTGAGTCTAGACATTATTTAAATAAACAAAAACAACAAGGTTTAATTTCTGAAAATCAATACTATGAATCTCTTGAGCAAGTAGATAAAAATACTAGTTTAAAAAATCCTGTGAACATGTTTGGTATAGCTATTAATACAGGGATCTCTGCTATATTTGGTGGACTAGGAGCTAGAAGTTTAGGCTATAAAGATATAGGAGATGAATCCCTTGGTGAATTATATTCTAAAGAAATTCAAGGTTTAAAAAAAGCAAGAGCTGCTGATATACAAGCAGGAAAAATAAGTCCTGTAGAAATAGATTATGAAGGTTTATCTAATAGTTTTAATTCAGATCTAAATTTATTATATACACATATAGCTACTAAAAAATTAACAAAAGAAGGTGAAAAAGAATTGCTAAGTAGTGTTAGAAAAATAGTGCAAGTTAATAATCCTGGCAAAGAAGTAAAAGATCTTACAAGTTTTAGAGAACTTCTTGCAAATAATAGCATAACAATAAAGCAATTAAAAGATGAAGGGCTAGCAGACAAACTGGATTTAACAACAGATATAATTAATGCTGAAGGCACAGCAAAATTAATGGGAGTTGGATTAGAAATCCTATCAAAAAATCAATACAGATATAAAGATGTAATTGATAATTATTTTGCTAAACGAGATCCTGATAGTCCTGTAATTGGTGGTGACTTAACAAATTTAATACAAAAAGTTTTTAGAGATGTACAAATAGGAGAGTCAGGAGAAGAAAGTTTTGTAAGAGTTTTAAAACAATCTAAAAATTTAAATGAAGAACAGATAGCAGATTTTTTAGGTGCAGGAGTAAGTGAAGCAGGTAAAATTTTAAATAGAGCTAGTCAAACAGCAAAGGATCTTAAAAAATATATTGATAATAATCCTGAATTAAAACCTTTATTAGATTTTGATGCAGCTAATAAATTAACTGAAGAAAGAATTACAGGATTTAAAGGTACTATGGAAAGAATAAAAAATCTTGAAAGAAATTCAAAAGCATTTGTTGTTTCTGCATTTGGAACTACAGTAAGAAATGTTATGGGTACAAGTGTAGGTTTAACTTTTAAGTCAGCAGCTAATGTATTTGATGCAGCTTTTTATGCAGGTGGTACTGTAATAAATAGTGTAGTAAAAGGTAAGTATACTAGTGGCAACTTTAAAAATAATATAGAAACTGATATGTCCGAAATAGTACATTACGGATATTCTAAATTTTATGAGACAGCAGGTTTGTATAAACTTTTTACACCTAAAGGACAAAACAGATTTATACAACAGTTTGATGAAATACTAAAAGATGATGATACAACTAAAAAATTATTACTTACATCTTTACAAGAAACAGGTGAGGCAAGAATAAGTAGTCTTGCAAGAAAAGTTAATATGTTTAATACAGCACAAGATGCTTTTTTTAGAAGAGCTTTTTTTGTTAATAGTGTTGAAACACAATTAGTAAAAGCTGGTTTAGTAGATCCTACTGGAAAAGATAAATCTAAAACTTTAGAATCTTTTCTTGCTTTAGATAAAATGAAAGTAGTTCCTAGTAATATAATAAAACAAGCTAGTGATGATGCTTTAACATTAACATTTGCTAAGTTACCAAGACGAATAGATCCAACAGATCCTGCATCTAGAGAAATGGCAGGTGGATTAGAACGAATGGGTAATAATGCATTAGCAGGTGGAGTAGACTTTTTAGAAAAATTTCCTGGTACAAGTTTAGTAATTCCATTTCCTAGATTTATGGCTAATGCTATGCAATGGCAATATAAATACTCTTGGTTTAATGGACTTGCTGGTGTTGCAAAATTATTAGATACATTGCCAGCTAGTAGATTAAAAGAATTTAAAAAGTTAGATGATGATATATCTTTCAATGAAAAATTATTTGATGAAAGAAATGCAGCTAAAGCACGTTTAAATAACCCTGAAACTTTAGATCCTCAACAAGCTGTTAAAGATAAAAAATTCTTATCTCAACTTAATAATAGAATTAAAAGACGAGCAGGTGGAATGTCTGTAACAAAAGAAAATAAAAAAGCATTAGAAGATGCAATAGAAAAATCGTTTGGATTAGAAGTAGATTTAGCTAGAAAAAAAATATCAGAGAGTGCTATCGGAACTGCTGCTTTTTATGGAGCTTATAAATACAGAGAAGAGAATCAAGATATTGAGTGGTATAAAATAAAAACTCCTAGTGGTGGCACAGTTGATATTCGTGCTGTATTTCCTTTAGGGCCAATCTTAGCTTTTGCAGATTTAGTATATCGTATTGGGCCTAAAGGAAGTGATAGAGATAAATTAAATGATAAACCTTGGGTGGCTAAACAAACTTTAGAATACTTAGAAGCTTTTGCAGGTATGAAAATACAACAAGCTTCATTAGGAACTACAGTAAGTAATATAGTTGCATCTTTTGAGCAGATAGTAAGTGAAGGTATAGTTGGTGAAAAACTAATGAAAAGTTTAGGTAATGTTTTTGGAGATTTTATAAATAGATTTCAACAACCTGTTCAACCTATGTATGCTTTAGTTGACTCTATGGATAAAGAGTTTCAAATACAAAGAGATACAAGAGCAGTCACATCATCTAGTGCTATTGCCCAAGGTCTTGAAACTTTTTATAATAAAGTAATAGGTAGATCTTCAGCAGGATTAATGGAAGGTGTTGGTAGTATTGTTGACTTATTACCTGGAGAATCTGCTGAAAAATTTATTGATGATATGGTTAGAACAAAAAAAGAATTGCCTCCTAAAATAAAGGACTTTGATTCTACTCTTGCTGTTACAGGTGGTGGTTTATTTAATGATTTAATAGGTGTTAAAGTTGCACCTGGTGTTAGTGAAGTTGCAAAAGAATTTCAAAGGTTAGATATAAATCCATATCCTATATATAGTCCAATGGGTATACCTGCTTATGATAGGGCTGTTCTTGCTGAAACAGTTAAAGATATAGAAGAAAGTGGTGCTTTATATAATTATATAAAAGGTTATGAATATAATAGTCCTAAGTTACCTGCAACTGAAAAGAGAAAAATATTAAAAGGTTTATTTTCTAATATAGTTAAAAGTGCTAGAGCAAGAGTATTAAGTAAATTACAAAATACAGATGTACAAGCTTTTGGTAAAGTAAAATTTAAACAACTTAGTAAAGAAGATCGAAATAATATAAGACAACGATCAAAAGCTTTATACGAAAAAAATGGAGTGCCTGAAAATGAAAGATTAGATATAGAGGATGATTACACTCGTATTTTTATACTTCAAGATAATTTGTCTATGTATCCTATTGATGTACCTTATAATGAACCTTATGATCCTAATACTATTTTTAAACAAGGGGAAGTATTAATGCCCCCTGTAGATTAAGCTGCTAAATAGGTTTATCACAACCCATAAATGAAGCTACAGTATATCTATCACTTCTAGCATAATCAGTAACAGGTGTAATACAATGTGGACACCTTTTTTGATTGTTAATTATAATTAGTCTATTATGTTTAGGAAGTATAGCTTCCATAGATTCATCACTAATACTTTTACCCATTAAAAGTAAACCACCCCAATCCCACTTCCATTGATCACATACATAATATAATAATCCTATGTCAACTCTATTTACATCTCCTCTTAAATCATCTGTGTGCATCCTAGAATAATCTTTTTGTCTACACTTAATTATATATGTATTATCATTTACAACTTTTCTATTAAAATATAACTCAATAGCATTTAAAAAATTAATAGTAACTATTTCTTTCCATATAGTAGATTGTTCTAACTCTTTAGCTCTCCAACTTGTTTGACTATACTCTTCAGTAGAACTAGGAAATACATCTGATTGCATTTCAAATGCACCACCAGATTTATAATGTAATCTTTTTTGATCAACTCTAAACCAATTATCTTCTGTTTTAAAAGTATTTAAAATATTAGTAGCTGTGTCTACTGGTAAGAAATTATCTATTATACAATACCCTTTAGAGTACCAATTCATATCTAAATCAAGCTGCAATTTTATGCTCCTCTTTTGTATTACTCCAACCCCAATCACCTGTCATTCCTGATGCATTGTAGTCAGTCACAACACCCTCAAAGAAATTCTTAAGNGTATCACCACCCACTATCCAATCAAGCCACTCAAGAGGATTTTCTTTAACCTTAAAGTTTCCTTTTAATCCCAACTGAATTAGTCGTCTATCTGCTATGTACCTAATGTAATGTTTAACTTGATCAGCAGTAAGACCTTTAACAGCACCCATCTCAAAGGCTGTATCCACTACAGCATCTTCTAATTCAACACCATCTCTAAACATCTGATATATGTCTTTCTTAAAATCATCTGTAACTATTCTAGGATGTTCTTTACAAAACTCTCTAAACAATTTAACCATACCCTCACAATGCATAGTCTCATCTCGTACTGACCACTCAACAATTTCACACATGCCTTTCATCTTACCTGTTCGTTGATAGTTAAGTAACATAGCAAAAGCTGAGAACAAAGACATACCCTCATTCATTACGGATCTAGCTAGGGATTTACCTAACCCTGATAGAGTAGTAACATCTATGTCACTCATAAACTCTATNTTATCTTTCATCTGTTTATAATCTAGGAAGGCTGAGTACTCTTCTTCAGGTAGTCCTAATGTATCATTAAGTAATGCATAACTTCTTTGATGTACAAACTCTCTATTAGTAAAGCTAGTAAGCATAGCTCTAATCTCATTGTTNTTAAATTTCTGTATATAGTACTCAAGATAATTAGTACCTACTGCTACATCACTTTGAGTAAACAGTCTAAGTATTTGAGTTATATGATTCTTTTCTGCATCAGATAATTTACCTGACTTCCATTGTGCTACATCATCTTGTAACTTAGCTTCCCATTCACCCCAATGGGCTTTCTCTGATTGTACTGCAAACTCTACAGCCCAAGGATATTTAAAGGGCTTGTATACTACTGAGGGATTTGTAAGACTCATTGTTGCTCCTTGGAAAAATAAAGGCTCGAATGAGCCTTGTGGTAATTAACAGTTTTATACAAACTTGATATTAAATCAAGCACTATTTTTTATGTATTAGTATATACATCTTCCTCCTCTAACTCATTGATTGATATCATCTTTTTATTTTTTAATTCTTCTTCAGCTTTAAAGTTATTACCTACTGTAAGTTCATTTAATAACTGTGTTATAGCATCTATTAATCTATAGTGTAAATTATATTCTCTTAATGTTTCAGGTTTAATTTTAAATTTTTTATCTAGTTCATTCCTCATTTCTATAAGGGCTTCTTTCATAAACATATTTCTTAATTCTTTATCAATCTCTATCTTCATCAGATTCATCTTTCTTTATATTAACTGTTGTTCTACTAGAAATCCATGCTTTAGGTATATGCATACGAGCATTAGCATGAGGATCAGCCCATGTAGATCCTATACATATGGCTTCTTTATTTTCTGATATTAAAAATCCAGCAGTAACTACTTTAGCTAATTCAGGAGGTTCTATTTCTCCCCAATCTGCATCACATTGAGCATCTTTCCACTCAACAACAGTTATAATATTTGTATTAATTTTAGGTACAGGTTTTTTAATCATTCGGTATCTCCACAGGATCTATAGTTTCTTTAGGTACTCTAAAAAACTTTTCACCTTTCCATACATACTTATTAGGAACTTCAACAAGAGGTGTCTCAGCCAATGTATCCCCTTGAATAAGATAACCATAGGTTTGGTCAGCATTAAGGACGAGAAAACAGATCGGAAGATTGTACTTATCTTTGTTAAGAAACTTAGCTTTTCTCCCTGGTATTTGGATGTGAGCATATTGAAAATCTTTTCCTTTCCAAGGTCTTTTAATTTCGACTTCACAATAAAAATCTCCTATAGAATATTCACTACCACCAACAGGTGTAACTATTAGATCAGGGCCATATCTATCTATGTTATCTACTACATGATAACCTTTAGCTTTCCAGTATCTTTTACCTGCATCTCTTGCAAGTTTATCAAACTCTTCAAATAATTTTCTATCAAATTTTTTAAACATAATTTATCCTTGACAAGAAATACATTCTTCTGCATCTTTCAAAGCATCTCTTGGAATTTGAGTACCTACTCTATCAGCTTGATTAGCTGCACTTGTTCTTAAATAGTATAGTCCTTTTAAGTTAGCTTTCCAAGCCCTTACATGTACAGAGTTTACATAACTTTTATCACTACCAGCAGGAAAGAATAAATTAACTGACTGTCCTTGACATATAAATGTTTGTCTATCTGAAGCATGTTCTATAACCCATTCTTGATCTAATTCAAAAGCTGTTTTAAATATAGATTTTTCATAGTCATTTAAAAAAGAACAATGTTGTACTGATCCTTCATTACTAATAATAGATTTCCACATTTCATCTGTATTTTTATAATACTTTAATAAAACTTTTTCTAAATATTTATTTTTAATTAAGTGTGATCCTGCTCTAGTTCTATGCACATAAGCATTAGACTTAACAGGTTCAATGCTAGGGGTACATCCACATATGATAGAGCTATTAGCATTAGGTGCAATAGCTAGTAAGTGTGCATTACGTTTACCTGAACCTTTCATATCATCAGGTTCACCTTTTTGTTTAGCTAACAATCTAGTTTCTTCTAAAGCTTCCATCTTAATAGTTCTAAAAATACGTTTATTAATACCCTTTGCAATAGGACTTTCAAAAGGTATATTCATTTTTTGTAAGTAACCATGAAAGCCCATAGCACCTAGTCCTAAAGATCGTTCAGCTATAGCACTACGTTTAGCCTTATCTAATTCATTAGGAGCATTATCAATAAACTTTTGTAACACATTATCTAAGAATCTAGTTAGATCCCTAATCATATTAGTATTTTTCCACTCATCATACTTTTCTAAATTAACACTAGACAAGCAACATACAGCAGTACGTTTTTCATTAGTAGCTAAATGTATTTCATTACATAAATTACTACCATGTATTTTTAAACCTAACTTTTTTTGTTCTTCAGGTAAATGTTTATTAGCTGTATCTATAAAGTTTACATAAGGAGAACCAGTTCTAAATCTAGCTTCTAATATACGTTGCCATAAATCTCTAGCTAATATACTATCTCTTACAACTTGTGTATCTGGATCTTTTAATTCCCAAATAGCATTAGACTCTACAGCTTGCATAAACTTATCTGTTACGTTAACAGCATTAAATAAATTAAAACATTTACGATTAGAATCACCACCAGTAGGTAACTTAAAGTTAATAAACTCCACAATATCTGGGTGAGACACATCCATATAAGCTGCATAACTACCCTTTCTAGTTTTACCTTGCTTATAAGCTGTCATTTGAGAATCAACAACTTTTAAAAAGGGGATCGGCCCTGGTGCTTTGTCACCGACAGCCCTCACATCTGACCAATGACCACCGACCCCACCACCTTTAACAGATAACCATGCTACTTCAGAGTTGTGAGATATTAAATCTTGTAATGTATCACCTACATAAGTTAAGAAACAAGATATAGGTAAAGCTTTCCATTTCTTACCTATGTTAGGTGCATTACTAAGAACAGGACTAGCAAACATAAACCATCTTTTACTAGCATAATCATATATACGTTGTGCAAAATCTAAATCATCTTCACAATATGCAACAGATGCTCTAGCAAAAGCTTCTTGAGGAGACGTCTCATGTTCAAGCATATAATAATCTTTTAATAATTCTTTAGCTTGTTTAGATAAATCTGTATCTCTTGTATAACAAATATTAATACCACAATATTTAATAGTATCCATTAGTAAATCCCTTTATTGCTCTCTAATAAATCAATTATTTTTTCTAAATACCATTTAGCTTTTTTTGCATCCTCTAATGCTTTGCCTTTATGCCACATTCTTAATACATATTTAATTACATTACCTTGTGAGTAACCTATTTGAGTTGTAGGTGCTTCATCTATAGCATCATCTATAACTTCAATAGTTTCATACTTACCTTTATTATAATGGGGAGGATGATTAACTAAATCAATCTCTTTATTATAAGAAGGAGCTAAATCTTGATTTGCTTTATTCCAATTATATAATTCATCTTGTAGTTTCATGCATTACCTACAGTCTTAGTCCATGAAGATAAATTGTATAAAGTTTTATTTTTATCTTTAGCTATCTTATTAAAATCTGATTCAGATATTCTATCCATTTCATCTGCTACTCTTTTAGCAAACTCAGTATTAGTATTTAATAAATTAAAACAAGTTATTAATGCATACATAACATCTTTAAGTTCATCTTGTTCTATATCTTTTAATTTTTCTTGAGGCATTACTATAGCATTAACATCTACTGTATGATTCCATTTGTTATTTTTAAAGTTGGGTTTTAAAACTATAGCTATATCATCATTTATTAAACTATCATCATTAACATTTTTTTCTTCTACGAAATCTTCTAGCATAATTTTTTTCCTTTAAAGGGTATAAAAGTTTGTTTAATTTCTATTTGTTCTTTTTCATTAAGCCACTCTATTGGAATTTTTTTTGTTGAATATAAAAAGTTATGTTTCTCACACCAACTAGCATATGTTGATTTAGATTTTTTACTTAGCTTAGATCTACAATTAGTAAATACAAATCTAATATCTAACTCAGGATGTTGCTTCTTTATAAGAATATGTTTTCTTCTATCTTGTGCTGTGAATAAACCTTTAGTTTCTATAATAATTCCATTGGGCAATAAAAAATCAGGTGTATATTTTCTGTAAGCTAAGTCCTCCCATTCTATTTTTATTGGTTCATATTTAACAACTACATTATTAGATAGTAATTGATCTTTAACCATTACTTCTAAACCACTTCTAAATCCTCTATTTATTTTTTTTCTACTATACATTAGTAAGTTCTGTATAACATACCATTGGAGGCTCTTGTGCTTGTGATACTACTGATGGTCTTTCTTTTAAGTTAGGCCAACAACTATGTCTATAAGAACAAAAAGAACATTCAATACCTAGCTTCCTATTACCACTAGGTTTTTTTCTATATGTTTCAGGCACATCTTCATAGCATCTTCTAAATTTATTTGTTTCTAAATCTTTAATAAGTTGTTTAGTTTTAACAACAAATTTATTTGTATCTATTTTTCCATTACTAGATACATGTTTAAAATGTCCTGTAGCTTTGTTAATTACCCACCAGCCATTAGGTTTTTTGCCCATAGCTTTAGCATAACCTGCTAATTGAGCTACATAACCAAAGCTATCTTTATCTGCAAGAGTTTCATAATCTTTAAATTTATTTTGATATGACCAAGGACTAGCAGATTTAATATCATCAACCATATCATCTATAATAATATCAGGAGTACCCTTGATCTCACCTGAATCTCCAAGATCAAGGGTTACATGCTCTCCATCTTTGTAACTTACACCTGCTGCTTTTAATAAACCTTTAAAGATAGCTTCAACTATATCTCCTAACATCATATTAATAACAAAGTTAGTTGTTGGTGCTATAGCTTTCTCAGGTTCATTCTTATCAAACCAAAGTTGACAATAACTTCTACCAATATTAGACATTCTTAATCTAAATTTAGTATCTCTTTTATCAACAAATTGTTTGATAAGTGCAGTACGAACATCACTTGTAATTTGATCTATAATCTCTTCAGATAAAATAGAGTCAGCATCTTTTACTTTACTTAAGTATTGATGTACTGCAAGCTCAGTAGGGTTATTCATTATGCAGCTTCTTCTATATCAACAAACTCATCTACTACATTTTTAACATCTTTATCTGCTTTACCTTTTATAATATCCTCATGAGTACCTATTACCCAATCATTATAATTCTTTAACCACTCATTAAAATCTGCAAAAGTTTCTTGATCTTTTGTTTCTAGCTCAATAACTTCAGGTACTAACTCTACTGTAGGTAAATAATATTTAGCACCAGTAGGTATTGTTCTTTCTTCTGTACCTAACTGTAAAAAATGTTGGGGTAATATTCTATTTTGTTTTGCCATTTGTCCAATAGGTGTACCCATTATTTTAAAAGCATCACGATTATCTACTTCCCAAATAAAAGGTATAGCTTCTTGAGGATCTACATCAAGACCTTTTTCATCTACTGCATTATCAAATGTAACTTCTCCTAAAAGAACTCTAACTCTTTTAATGCTTTTAATTAAATCTTTTGTTGCTTGAGGTAAGCTTTGATAGTCATCAATCCAACCACTAGATTTACCACAATTAAAACCACCATCAGTATCCCTAAGATCAGACTTTAAATCATTAGCCATAACAGTTTTAACGTATCTGTTTTTAGTATCCCCATTACCTTGTACAAATTTCTTATACATAAACTTTTGATTAAACAATCTGATCTTGGGATTAGTTTGATAGATTTTTTCTCCATCAGAAAGTTGTAATACATAACTACCTGCATCAACAACTTCTACTTTTTTTGTTTTACCTTTAATAACAGTCTCACCTAATACACCTGCATGATCTATTTTAAGTCTAGCTAATGTACTGCCTTGTTTTTTTACAGCTATATCTGCTGACATACCCATTGCTTCTGCTAATTGATTAAAGTTATTTTGATTTGTTAATGTTAAGTCTGACATATGTTTGTAACTCCTTATATATTTTCCTGGTCTAGCCAGTTGTTACCTATTTTTGCGTCTAATATTAATGGCACATTAAAATCTACATACCATTTCTCTTTAATTAAAGGTACTAAATTACCTTCTATCTCTTTTATAATAGCATATATTTTAGATACTTCACTAGGGAATACATCTATTACTATACTATCGTGTACTGTATTTACAATTACACTACGTAAGTCCTTAAGTTTCTTATAAAATTCTACTAATACAAGTGGTACTATGTCAGCCGTGGCTAATGATTGTACAGGATAGTTTTTTATTTGTGTAAAGTAAGTTACTGATCCATCTTTTTTTCTTTCTACATTAGGAAATGAAAAACGTCTACCAGTAAAAGAATTAAGATAACCATCACGTAAAATAGATTTAGCTAAACACTTATGCCAATTAGCAATACCTTTATACTTCTCTAAAAAATGTTCATAGTATCTAGCTTCAGCTTTAGTCCTACCATAACCTGATGCTCCATACAAAGGTGCAAACGTATGTGCTTTAGCTACTTGTCTAGTAGTAGGTTGTCCTGCATCACTAATAACTTTAGCAGTATAAGCATGTACATCAAACCCTTCAGTTACTTCTTTAATAGCTACAGGATCTTGACTTAGAAATGCAGCAACTCTAAATTCTAATTGTGCAAAGTCAGCCTCTAATATTTTTCCATTATTAAATCTAGATACAAATACTTTTTTAACAGGAAACGTAGAACCTCTAGGCATATTTTGCATATTAGGATTAGCACCACTAAATCTACCTGTAGCAGTTACGTGTTGATTAAGTCTTACATGTAACTTGCTATCATCTTTAATAAAGTTTTGAATACCATCTACAAAGTTTGATAAATAACTATTAATAGCTGATAATCTTTTAAGTCTACCTAAAAATATTTTAGCTTCTTTCATATCTTTAGTAGATGCAGATGCCTCTAATAATTCTAGATTACCTTTACTTGTACCAAATCCATTAGCAGATGCCCACTTAGCAGATGGTGGATTAAATTTTAAACCTGCAATATCTTTAGTATCTTTATATACAAGTCCATTAATACATGATGGACATGTAGTAGATCGTTTATATAACGAACCATTCTTTTTAGTTTTATAAAAATGACCTTTACCTTTACATGAAGAACATTGCTCTGCTTTAGTTTTGTATAAAGTTTTAAAGTGTATAGATACTAACTTTCTAAATTCAGGTTTAGGTGTGTATTGATTTAGTGTAGATAAATTACCCCATGCTTTTTTATCAATTAGTTTTCTGCTAAACAAAACCCAAGACAATTGTTCAGGGCTACTTAAATTAACATTAGTATCACCCATTAAATGTTTACAGTATGAATTTAAATCTTTTTCTAAACTATTCTTTTCTTGTATAAAATCTTTACGAACTTCATCTAACTTAGCTGTATCAATTTTAAATCCTGATTGATACATACGAGCTAGTACAACAGTAACTTCATTTGTTAGTTGTATTGTTGGTGGATATATGCTACCCTTTAGTCTTTTAAGTTGGTTTTCATACACGTCTTTTGTTGCACCAAGATCATGTTTTAAATAAGTTTCAAGCTCTAATCTAGGTATTTCTCTTGTACTATATCCTTTTTTAAAATACTCTTTAAGTGTGTCATCTTTCTGTGTATTACATTCGTATCTTTCAGCAACAGCTTTAAGTCCTAGTGGTGCTGTAATACCAGCTTGTAATATATATTCAGCAAGCATAGTATCAAACACTTTACCTTCATATGTAAAACCACTTTCCCATAACCATAGTAAATCGTGAGATATATTGTGACCTATAAGTAATGTTGTTTTATTTAAGTAATCTTGTATAGCAAACTTATTAGATATAAGATCATCATCTCTAGTAGTATCCATGTGGTCGAAAATATAAGTGGATGGATTTTTAGCAGCCAATGGCTGAACACCAACCATAACCAAAGAATTACTCCTCTCGAATGGATCAAGGTGTAGCTTATTGTTTCTAGTTGTTGTTGTATTTTCAACATCTAATATTAATTCCATATGTTATCTTTCTTATTAAGATGAGTATTCACCTGTAGTGTAATCAAATTCACAATTCACAATTCTATGTACACCTGATATTTTATTCTTTACTATATTTAAATACCTCATACCATCATCTTCTGTTTGATCATTCATTGGTGGATTCCTAGCTATTAAAATCATTAAGTCTGATTCACCAGCTAATCCTGTCTTACTACCTTCTATCATTGCTTGACTTAATACTATCTTACCTTCAGCTTCTGCTGATAATTGTGTACAGTAAACAACTAAACATCCATATGTTTTACCAATATTCCTAGCATATATTGCATTAGCTTTTAATGCCTCATGATTATTAGTAGATGCACCTTCGTCTGAAAACTTACTACCTATATCCATGATTACAATATCAGGTGTAAACTTTTTAATAACTGATTCTGCCCAACTCATTGTTCTACCTGTTGCATCTATAAATTTAATATTACTTTTTACAGAATCATATACTTCATGTGCTTTCTTTTTATCAGCAATAATCTGTTCCATTGTCATACCTGTAGCAGCAGTCATATATCTAGCAGCAATACGTTCAGGTTTTTCTTCATTACATAACACTAATATGTTTGCACCTTGAGATGCCCAACCATTAGGTGCTGCACATAAGGTTGCATGAAAGCTAGACTTACCCACATTAGATCTTGCACCTATAGTATATAGCATACCACTATCAAGTCCTTGAACTGCTTGATGTAAGGATCTAATATTAAAAGCCCATCTACTATTAGATGAATTACTTTCTAATAGATTATCAATTGTGTTATCTATTACATCTACTTTTATAGATGGTATAAAATTATCTTGATGTGAAGTAATAATATCTCTTAAGGGTTCTAAACTTTCTACATCACCATTTACATATGAAAAACCTAAGTTAGCAATTAACTCACCAAGGTATTGTCTATACATAATACTTATTAAATCTTCAGCTACATCAGATTTAATTGCTGAAGTATTTTTTAATGCAGTAAAATGTAAATCATATTGATGTTTTTGTGAGGTAGTTAATGTAGGATTCTGTAAAAAAAATAAGGATCTAACTTCATCTAAAGTTAAATCCCTATCATATTTATCTATAGCTTTATCTATTACATTTTTTATTTTTCTTAAATCTTTAGTAAAAAAATTATCTGGGTATGTCTTACCTTTTTTTTCTATATAAAATTGTTTATTTAATAAACTCTTTATGAGGGAAAGTTCCATTAAAATCCTTTATAGTATTAGTTAAAAATAATATATCTTCATCCTTTCTATATTTTATATCATCTAAAAGTTTAAGTGCTATTGCTTGCACATTATTTGCTTTTAATATTTTTGTATACTCTATAGTTTTAGCTGCTGCATCAGGATCAAGTGCAACTATTACACGTTTAAAATTCCTTAATGCTTGAACATGATTTGCATTAAGTGACGTACCTAATATAGCTACACCAGTAGCACCTAATGTTTCTACGACACATGCACTAATAACATCTTCAACTACAATAGCTAATTGATGTTGACCTCTAATAAAACCTTCAGCATATGTACCATATCGTTTCCATTTAGGTACAACACTATCATCAAGTGCTCTACCTACAGCATCTACTATTGCTCCATTATCTTGTACAGAAAATACAATTCGATCTTCTTTAATATCATAATATAAATCTAAGTCTGCTGCCCAAAGTCCATAGCCATCACAGAATTCATATATTAATGCATCATTTGAATTACCATCATAAGCTGTGTAAGGAACTAAATATTCAGGCATTACAAATACTTCAGGTAGTTTTACATTAACATCATTAGAATCTTTATCTATTTTAAATTCTTTCATGCGTTTCCTTATTTCATCAACTGACATATGTATATTTGTAACACCTGCTATCTTACAAGAATTAGCATAACAATTCCATAATAACTTTCCTGCATTATTAGTAGCAGTAAATGTATTAGATCTATTACACTCAGGACATTTACCTCTATGCTTATCACCATCTGATAAATCTAAGTCCTGTACATATTGTTTAACATTCACTTCATTCCTTCCATAATTTTATTATTAGGAAAATATTTATTAAGTACAGTTAATTGATCTTGATACTTAGCTATTTTATTTAATTCTTCTTCTATAGTTTCTACAATACTAGAGTGTTCACCTACACCTACAGATCTTTCCATCATTAACATTACATTAGTTTTATGTTTAGCTATCTGTCCTTGTGCATGATTATATAAAGCACACTTAATTTCTTGAACGTGATCTATCATTACTATCCCCTTTATTATTTAATAGTTTCTTAAAACAAGATTTACATACCCAACCAGTAGGTATTCGTCCTCCACCATATTGCATTTGTTTGAACTCATTACAAGTTTTACAATACATTCTAGGTTGATTCACCCTCTACCTCCACAATGAGGTCGCCTACTAAATATATTATGAACATTAATTTTATTAGCCATGCCTATACCATAAACATCTTCTCCATTTTCTAAAGGTCTAAAGTATCTTATCCTACACTCTCCTTTTTTAGGGTTCTCTATTTCCTTTATAATCAATATGCCTTCTTCAACTAATTGTCTGCAAACATATCTTAAAGAACCTGTCCTGACTCCAATAGCTAGACCTAATTCTGTACTAGTCCAGCCCTCAGTTCTATTATTATTTAATACTTCATCTTTAATTTTTTTATGAACATTATTAACTCTTGGCATTTAACCTCCTAAATTTCTTTTAGATAAAGCTTCTGTCGCACTAGTCAATGTATTTTTTAAGTAAGGTGTAAGTGACTGTGCATTGGCATGCCCAGTCACAGACATGATTTGTGGTAGTGGTACACCTGCATCTACCATTTCTGTAGTAGCAGTTCTTCTCATATCCATAGCTTTAAAGTTAGGTAGTCCAGCAACTTCTCGTATTTCTCTAACTTTATTACCAAATAAAATTTTGTCATATGCTTTTGTACTAATTTTATTATAAATAATTTTAGGAGCTATATAACTTTCATTATTATATTCATGAACAGAAGCAAAATCATTTTCTTGTTGTACTAAAATCTTATGTAACTCATCTGTTGTAGGTAAGTATACTTTAGCTCTACGTTTAGATTGTTCTAATGTAAGAACTTGATTGTCAAAGTCATAGTTTTTAAATTGTAAAGTCCTCATGTCACCTAGTCTTTGACCCCAAGTATAAGCCATATGAACTATGACACCTATGTTTCTCCACTTAAACTCTGAGTAAGCTGTATGTATAAACTTATATATGTCTTCTTTACTTTGTACTTCTTTCCTGGGCCTATGATTTAACTGTACAACTCCTGAAAAAGGATTAATATTTACATAGCCATTCTGGATTCCAAAGTTAAATAACTTAGACATAACAGCTTTACAATGATTAGCAAAAGGGATACCCCTTTCAGCAAGGGAGTTGTAAATTCCCTGTGCTTTAGGAGTATCTAAATGTTTTATAGGTACATGTATGTACATTTTATTATCAAGCATAGTGTTCCATACTGCTTCAATACAATACTTATAATCACGTTTAGTATTAGTACTTAAATGTTTATACACTAATGAATCATAGTAAACTGCAATAAGTTCTTTAGTATTAGTACTCATAGCAATCCTCTAATTATTTTTTCAGGATCAGGTTTATATACAGTTATATCTTTTACAAATTCTAAACTTTGTATAGCATTAAATATTTCAGCATCTCTTTCATCATAATGAACTAAGTTGTCATCTACTTTTACAATTAATAAAACTTGTGACATACACAACCTCCTTAAACAGTTTCAGGTACACATAAGTTTTTAAACTCTTTTGACTGTAAAATATTTTGTGATCTATTTTCTAAAGCCAAAGTCCTACCAAAGACATTATTACTTTTCTGTTGTCTATCAGTTAAGTGTGATGATAGATGAGTAACAACCTGTAACATTCTATAACCTGTATTACCTAAGTGACTATACTGGTGATAAATAGCTTCAACTCTTTCTAAATCTTTTTTACTTGAAGCAACTACATTTTCTAAAAAGTCCATAGCTTTATCTGTAGATACATGTTGCTGTTGCATAGTCCTCATTAACTCAGCTTCTTTATAAACATTATCCATGATCTCTGTAATCTTCTTACTAAATGTTTCAGCATTATCAAAGGTAGTATGTTTACTAGCTATAGTAGTTTGATTAGCTATACTTAACATACCATTAGTACATGCAAGTCTAAGTATNTCTACAGATACAGAACTTTTACAACTNTGATTATGTGAATCTCTGTAGGTCATACGAACACCAGCAGGTTCTCCTAATACTTTTTGCATATCATATTTCTTAAGATTAAACCTAGCTTGTAGTACACTACCTTTGTTATATAGCCTAGGTGAACCAGTAATTTCAGATACATCTATTACATCTGACTCTTCAACACGTTGTCTAAAAGGTTCATATCTATCTACAAAGTTAGTAGCTTTATGTTTACTTCCTGAGTTACATATAAAAGCACCTGTATCTGGGTGAACCCAAGTATACATATCTTCTACTTCTCTATCCATTACATCAACAGCATATGGATTTATAAAAGGTTTTTTAACTGGTGTGAAGTTTGCTTCTTGTGGTAATGTTGGTAATCCCATGTCTTATCCTTTCAAAAAACCCGTATCAGGGTCTAGTAAATTATTAAAAAATAAATTATCTTCTCGTTGTTTCATCAACTTATTAAAGTTCATTGCTGCTAACTTGTCATCAAAAATTCTATGTGCATCCCATATACTATATTTATCAGTATGTTTATAGTCTACCACATATAATTTTAACTTAGGTAATTCTCTAATACTCATTTAACCTCCTATCTTTTTTTACCATCTAGCACTTCCCAATGTAGACGTTCACATTCATACCTTAACTGCTCATCAGTAAGTCTGTATTGATACATAGCTAAGTTCTCACCATCATCTCTACCTACCTGATAAGCTTGCTGCCATATGTCAGATATTTTATCAGTATTAATATCTATAAAGTAAAATACTAACAGTCCACCTAATACAAAAGCAAATATATTAGTCATCATTTAACCTTTCAACATCAGTAACTTCACTATCTACTTGATTACAAGATGTTAAATTAACTGCACTACTATACTCACCATCTACATCATCAATAGCAAAGTCTATAGCTTCATCTTCATCTTTAGCTTCTACTTCATATGTATAAGCATATGTTATAGTTCTGCACACTTGAAATACTGGCATATCAATTATCCTTTCTAAAGTAACTTTCTAATATACCTCCTACTTCATCAACGATTTCACAGAAATTATCTTCAGATCTTTCACCTTCTTCTGGGTAACATTTATTTTCTACATATGCAGAAAGCTCACAATTTAATTCAACCCACAATTCTGTTGGTATTTCTATCTTTTTTTCTTTTTCAGCACATTCTTTTCGGTATTCTATTTCACCTTCAACTTTACTTTTTAATTCATCTACAGACTCCCACAGTTCTTCTTCTGTTAAATTAGATAAGTTATGAATTTCAAAATCTCTAGACATCTTTAAGTCCTCCCTTATTATTCTTAGTATATTTCTTACGTCTAGTAGCAGGCTTTAACTTCTTACCTGTATAAGTAGGAGTATGATCATATTTTATTTTAAGACTTTCATAATGTTCTTTAGCTACATCAGTAAATAACTTCTTATAATTTATGTTCATTTTTATACTCCCTTTATAAATGATCTATATGATTACTAGGATTAACTTTAAATTTTTTAAGTTGCTGTTCTATTTCATCACGTTCATTGTGTATAAAACTCATTAACTTTTTTGCAGAAAAAAACTCTTGCACTCCAGGTCGATTAAAAAATATTTCACCTTCTTTAGTTACATGATTACCCCATTGATACTTAATCCAATAGGTAGTATCACTAGTATTATGTTTGTATATTCCTGCTATCAGTTGTACTAAGATCCCTTTCCATTTTGTTAGCTCTATTTTTAATACTGGTACTTCTTCTTTTGCTATTACTCTCACAGTCAAGTCCTCCTTCTTCTAACTTAGAATAAAATTCACCATGTGATTTAGTTACTCTACCTAATATAAAACCAGTAGTTAGATATACACATAGGTAATAAAACAAACCTTTATTATTTATCATAGGTAAAAAATAACTAATCGTTTCTTGAAATCCTAATACCATTAAAGCACCTAGAAAAAACATCTGAATATTATTTAATGTATAAGATAGCTTCATGCTTTCTCCTTTTCATTTTTCTTTTCCCAATACCACCAATCTCTACTACAAGTAAAGTCCTCTTTAATCATTTGACAAAACGTAAGCATGTGCCATACAAATATATCTACAGTCCTAGCACCTGTCTTACAAAATGAAACCCCTTTATTATATCTGTCAGCTTTTTTATCTATATAAAATGTTTCACAACCTGCTGCATCAAAACTAATATAGTCTAGCTTTATATTTTTAGTTAACTTATGAGCTTCAACTCTTTCAATATAATCTTCACCCATATCACATACATATTTAAATTCTCTAACTACAGCATCCCATTCTTCATCTGTAAAATCAGTAGGTTGCTTCCAATAATTTGTATAACCCATAAGTTATTTCCCTTTCATAGTTAAACTTTTAATTTCATCTACAAAATTTGCAAGATTATTTAAACCATCTACTCCACTACTAGTCATTCTGTCTTGCTCCCAAAACAAATCATCAACTAACATATGTAACATTTCCATGTCACTATAAGGTTTAGTGATCTCTTTTAACTTAGTCATCTCTTTTATCCCCCATCTTTTTCATCTCTCTAGTAATTGAATGTATCCATAAAGATTGGAATACAGAGAAAGCAACCTTACCATTTGTAGAATCTTCATCTATAAGCTCCCATTCAAAATCACGAACAGACATTTCTCTAAGTTTATCTGATGCTTTACTCCACATCTTGTCATGTAAGTCAGGGTTATTATCTGCTAAATTGTCTAACTGTTCTTGTGTAAAAGCCATTAGTCATTCTCCTTTAAGTTAGTATCGTCACCTAAAATCTTTAAGTGTTTAAGATCTTTATTTAACAAATCATCTTTAGTAATAACATCATCTAAATAATTTAAGAATCCTGCATCATTACTAGGTATTAATTTATCTAATGAAGATAGTTGATTCCTCAAGTCCAACATTACTTCTTTTCTATTAGGTGTATATGCTAGTGCATCAGCCCAACTCTTAGCATCAGTCCTCACATACATATAAGCTAATAAGTTAAATCCTTTTAATTTTTTATCTACCATAACTATCTTCCCATAAGTGATCATGTCTACGAGGTCGCCAAAGTCCATCACAATCAAACATATCATCAACAAACAAGCTACCAATTTGACCTGGTCTTAGTGACATAATAGTAGCCATATTGTCTACTTTCCAATCAAAGTAATACTTTTCTTCACACCATTCTAAAAATTTTACATTACCTTCGTGACTCATAACATCTCCTATAAAAAAAGGTATGAGAACTTACGTCCTCACACCTTTTAATTTAGTACAGTTAAACTACTGTGTCTAGTTTTTATTACTATGCAGCAGCTAATTGTGGTTCAGCTACAACACCTTCACTAGATACGTTTACTGCATCAGGGTTGTATGGATTATCAAGTCCACCAGTAGCTTGCTTATCTCCATTAACTGTAAGTTTGCTAGAGATCCAAGCACCACCATCTAACTTAAGTCCAGCAGGTATAATAACTCTACCTGTAGATAACATTTGTTCAACCCAAGCATCCATACCACCTTCAATCTGATTAATATTAAAGTCAGTTACAAAGTCCTGTCTAACATCTACTTTAATATTTAATGCAGGTTTAGATATTCCTGATGCACTCTTACCTGGATTATCTTTAATGAATACTCTTGTTTCAATAGCTTTAATCTTAGCCATGTTAATTTCTCCTTAGTTTAAATTAAAATACATCTTGATTATTCAACTGCTGTTGCTGCTCATGCTCCTCTACTTCCTTCCTATCACTTTCTAGTTTATGTAATCTATTAAATGCACTAATAGATATGCAACCTTCAACTATCAAATCCTCCCAAGTTATAAACCTAGGAAAGTCTTGATAGCTATTCATCTCTAATTTAATCTCTTTCAAATTATGTATCTCCTATAAATGAGTTAAACCAATAAACCAAACACCAATAATTACTACAGCCCAAACCCAATCAGCCCATTGTTCTTTCATGTTCACTCCTCTAATATAAATACCGAAACTCACTCCACCAAATTCGGTAATTGGATTTACGAGTGAGCTTCAGAATTTATACTACTGCATCCACTCATGTGTGTACTGATATACATGTTCTATTTTACTTTCACTCCATCCTTCTAGCACTAACTCTGCTATCCATCCTTTTGATTTACGATCTACCCAAGCATCTATTTCTTTCCATGATCCTATACAATTTACAAACTGATGTGACATACCAAATGTAGATGGATCATAAACTAAATCACGAACAACTTCATGCTTTACTTCTTTATAAAATGAATCATTGGTAGATAACTCTGTTGCTAATGTATTAGTATCCATGTTGTACCTTTCAGGTTAAGAAATTTATTATCTCTTCTTTAGTTTTCATTCGTGCAGTATGTATTAATATTTTAGTCATACGAGATTCATGTACCTCTTTACCCATTGAACTTAATAAGTTTTTTATTTCATTAATCATATCTATTCTAGTCTTATCTTTTATTTCATCAGATGGTAGTGCAGCAAAAGCTTTACCAAAATCTTCGTAGTTAAATTTATTCTTCATGTCTATTATTAAAGATAAACCTGTAAGAATTTCATTATTATTTGTCATTTATTTTTCCTTTTTTATAAGTTAAGAGTCCAGTCCATCCGTCAAGTCCACGAATACCCCACACACATCCCCTACTTTGGCTGGCACGAACCTCTTAGATCAGATGTTTCATACTCATTCTCTATTGCGAAGCAACTAATTAAATACATGCGAAGCATCATAATACGTTTATAAAACTTTGTGAAAGTTTTCCCTGATGAATCTTGGGTAAGATTCGATGTTGATTTTAAGAAAGTTTTTTGGTTAAACTTTTTTACAAAAAAGGTTATCATTGTTTTTATCCTTGCCAAAGGCACTATTAATCTTACACATAGATAGGTGGCACAACTCTTACGAGTCGCACCACCATCTATATAACTTACTTCTTAAACTTAATCTTCTGCTCCTTTAGTATAGTTTTAACCTGTTGATGATTCATTTCATCACGATCAATAGAATCAAGGAAAGGTCTAGAATCTGTAACAGTTTCTATGAGTTCCTTATAATCCCAAGCTATGTAACTGCTTGTGATGTTATGATAACAACCATTACCTAAAGCTTTTGATCCCTCGGTAATCCCCCCACTCTTTCGAGTAGGAGGAATGTATGCATAGTGAGTAATCTTCATGAGTTACCACCTACTTCTTTTAGGTAGGAAGCAGAACCCATGTACTTACCTTTGACACCCTTCATAACTGCACCATCTTTATTAAGGGCTGGCATCTTGTAAGCTAATGGCTTTAGTGCATATGCAGTACCTCTAGCATGAACTCTACCATTGATGCTGATATTAACCATTGCATGATCCTTATTGCTCCATCTTTTATTAACTGTGCAATTGGATATAGCCTTGGTGAATATTTCCATCTTCTCTACTTCATTGCCTTCCTTATCACGACCTACGTAATCACTAACAACTCTAGGAAGATGGAAAGCATAATCACCATGCAGTTTCTCTAACTCTCTGCGAACTTCAGGAGTAGGGCAATCAATAATTAATACGTTCTCACTTCTAGCATTGAGATGAACTGAAACACCATCTTCTACTGTGCCATCTTCATTACCATAAGCTGAGTGAACGAATGTTTCTATTGGAACTTCTCTATGAGCTTCAGCCCATTTCAATTCAACGTTCTCAGCAACTACGAGGGTTTGTTTTTTGCTATTCATATATTACTCCTTGGTTATGATTTAAAATAAAAATTAACTTACTTACTACATGTTCTTTGCCGTAACGATAGATAAGTGGTGTTACTTTAGACGTGGTAGGCATATGTAGTAAGTAAGTTAATATTTATTTAACAGCTTAATTGTTACAGCTATCTATATTTGTACCCAAATGTTTTACAACAGATATAGATAGCTGCAATGATACCCTGCCGTAGGCACTATTTACTTACTATCATGCATTTGTTTTATTTGATAGTAAGCCACTTTGAATAACACACCTTTTTATATAGTACCCAATTTGCTACACTTAAATAAGTTAGACTGATAGTGTATCAGTAAATAATAATAGAATAAATATATAAATCAATGAGTTACTAATTGTTATTACACTCTTAGCCAGGCTATTAACTGTGCCAGTCAAGGTAGGGGGGTGTGTGGGGTATACGGCTACCCTACGTATATAATACATAACACTCTACACAGATCAGGATTTTTGAAAGTTATCCACAGGTAGTCGATTATTAGGGGATAAGTAGTGCAAGTGTATGTAAACCAATACAAAGTTATTAACATATACTAAAGTTTAGGTTTGGTATTTTATGTTATTATGTATTTAGTGCTTGACAGATTATCATTTGTGCATATAATAGACCAAAGGGGGTCACTAAAAGTGATTAGTTAAAAGTAAAACACTTATAACTATTAAAAACACTTTTAATGTATAAACACTTATAGTGATACAAAGTCAGATCCTTACCTAAACTCTCTCACTTATATATGTACTTCTATTTGTACATTTAAAAGTACTTCCTGTTTGTACTTTTATTAGATATAACTTGACTATGAGTAAAAAAAAGATATACCTAAAAGACAATTCTGTATTGTCAGATTTCTATAATGCTATAAAAAAAGATAAGTTGTACAGTATTCACATTTATCATAGTGATGTCTTTTATGTGAGAGCAGCAATTGAATCTCGTTCAGGAATTAAATATTCATTACAACATATTGAATCTGCTATGAAGGCAGAAGGATGGAATAAGTAATATGGCTATACCTGATAGGTATAAGAAAAAAGGTTTTAGTAGAGTTAATCAAATTAAAAACTCTACCAATTCTAAAAAAAAGAAAATGGTACTTATTAAAGATAAAGATAAGTATCGTATTATTCATTTTGGTGATTCTTCAATGGGGCATAACTATAGCCCTGAAGCTAGAAAAAGTTTTAAAGCTAGACATGGCAAAAACATTGCTAAAGGTAAAACAAGTGCAGCTTATTGGGCTAATAAAGTTTTGTGGGCAGGCACTAGTGGTAGTAAAAGAACCCCTCCTAAATCTCAAAAACACGTTAAAGGATTGAAACGATCATGATGAAGAAAAAAATGATGTCTGCTGGTGGTAACATGAAAAAAAAAGGTTATGCTGCTGGTGGGATGCCTATGGCAAAAGACCCAAAGACAGGCAAGATGATGCCTTCATTCGCAATGGATGGAGTTGGCAAAATGGCAAAAGGTGGTAGTGCTATGTACAAAAAAGGTTATGCAGCAGGTGGTGTAGCTATGAAGAAAAAAATGATGGCTGGTGGTGGTATGCCAACAAAGAAAAAGTTAATGGCTGCTAGTGGAACTGATGTAACATCTGATTATGATATAGGTAATAGAAAAATGCCTGGTAGTGTAAAGAGTACAAAAAATATATCTCCTACAAATACAGCTAAAAAGAAAGCACCTATTGTAACTAAAGATAGATTAAATAAACTAGGCATGACTCTTAGAGAATTTAGAAATGCTTATGAAATTAATAAAGCAGGTACAGGATATACTAAAAGAAGTAAAGCATTAACACCTAGAAGTTCTGGTAAAAAAACAAATGTATTTAGAGGCATTGGTCGATCTACTGGAAAAAATGAAACACTTGCTCAATATCAAGCAAGAATTAAAAAAGAAACTGCTGCAAACCTTGCTGCTAGAAAAAAAAGATTAAATAAAAATAAAAAAGTAGAAATAAAAACTAATAAAAATACAACTAAAAAGAAACCAGTAAACTTTAATATTTATAGATAAAAAGTTTTTATGCCCTATTTGATAAGTGATTTAAGTGATTACAACATTCCACTATTTAAATGTTGGATCAGAAAAGAGTTTACTAATGGACATAATAACTATCATGGAGAATTTGTACATGCAATAGTTATGGCTGTGAATACAATGCCTGATAGAAGTTTAAGTTTTCAGGTAATGTTTACAGGTTGTGAAGCTGATGATGGTAGTCAGGAGAATGTACATGGGGGAGCTATGTGGGCAAGGATGCCCATTAGTGCTTTAGTAGGGGATATAGAATTAGATGAGTGGCCTGAACGTATGCCTACTCATTTAGTTCAACCTTGGGATTGCCCATCACATTATCATAGTATTGTTAGATTTGCTAGAGCTAATCCTAGCCCTTGGCTTTGTAAGATTGATGGAGATTTTTATAAAGCTAGATATTTGTTTACAGTAGACTTTACAGAAAGTCAGGTTGCAGATGATCCAGCACAGCATAAACAATCACATGTGCTAATACTTACTGAAGGACAATGGAAAGGTAATGTAGTAGCTTTACCTAATAATAGAGTTAGAGTAACAAGCCCTGCATATTGGGAAACTGGTCAAGGAGCACCAGACTTTAGACCAAGTCAGTATATACATTGTGCAGAACAAGATGATAGTTATACAGATCCTGAAATAACATTTAATAATTTATACAAGGAATAAGTAATGGGTGCAATTGCCAAAGCAACAGCTAAAGCTTTAAAAGATTTAATAAAGAATGAAACAGATTTTCAAACACCTTTAACAGATGTTTATAAATTACTTAATGATAAATTTGGAAAGATTGAAGATAAACAATTAAAAAAACAAGCTATAGATTATTTTAAAAGATTAAAAATAAGTAGAGTTAGTAAGGCTAAAAAACCTGGAACTTCAATAGCTCTTATAAAAGGTGAAGGGCCGAAACGTGTAGGGTCTGGTAAATCTATAGCTGTTGTAAAAGGTGAAGGGCCAAAACGTGTAGGATCTGAAAAAACTAAAGTACCAGTAAGAAAAGAGTTTACTTTAGCTGTACCAAAAGGATCAAAGTCAAAAAAAGTAGAAGATCCTAAAGAAAAACGTGGATTTACAGATAAAGAAAAAAATAAGTCTAATGAAACTACAAGTACAAGTAAGAATAAACAAAGACTAAAAGACTTAGTAAAAAATAAAAAGATTATTATTGGAGGTGTTGGAGGAGCAGGTGCTTTAGTTGTTGCAAGTTCTTTATTTGATATGCCAACTAAAGTAAATAAAACTAAATTAAAATCAAAAAAAGTAGAAGCTCCTAAAGAAAAACCTAAAAATAATAATACATCTAATCAAACTGCTGCACAAAAAAGAAAAGCTAGACTTATTGCAGATAATAAACGAGCTATGGCATTAAGAAAAAAAGAAAAGCTAAAAGATTCTGCTAATAAAAAGAAAAAGGTACAAAGTAATAAACGTACTAAACCTCTTAAAAAAACTAGTAAGTATGATAAGTATGAAGTTTATGATCCTTCATTTTTAGGTGTAAGGAGCAGATTAAAAAAGAAATCTAAATAGTAATGAGTAAAGGAAAAGCATTAATAAAAGCTGGTAAGAAACTCTTATCATATAGATCTGATGGTCAACAAGATCCTTTTAGTGGTAGGAAGTACAATAAAGAACCAGGAAGCTCTTATTATGGAGACAGAAGTAGTCAAACATATGTAGATGATGTAGATAAAAAATTAGAAGCAGATAAATTAAAAAAACCTTTTGTAAAAAAAAGAGCAAAATTAACTAAGCAGCAATTAGGTTTTCTTAATAAAAAATTAAAAGATCCTGAGTTTATAGATAGTTTACCTACAGATATGCAAGACATATACAAAGAAAACATAGCTAAAAATTTTCAAGAAATAAAAAATAAAGAGTATACACAAAAAGAACTTGAAACAATTGGTAACTTTTTTAAATTAAAAAAAGACTATGGTGATAAAGTACAAGATGAGATTCCTGGAGGAAAGATAGATCCAAGAGATAAAAAAGATGCAAATGAATTAAAAGTAGAAGCAGACAAGGAAACAAAATTTTATGCTTCAAAAGATTTAATAACAAAACAATACAAAAGTATACCAAAAGAACTTGTAGCAGGAATAAAAGTTGGAAGTGTAGAAGAAAAAAATTATTTTATTGCTATGCAAAAAGTTAAGGAAGGTGTAAAAACTATTAATTTAAATATTGATGAATCTTTAAAACCTTTAAAAGGTGCTCCAGGTTTTAAACTTGAATATAGTGTCGATAAACATAAATATGTTATGCCTGATAAAGCTATCAATTTATATAAAGATAGAGGAGGAGATGTACTTAAACTTAGAAAAACTATAAATAATTTAAATAAAACTTTAGATGAGATGACTCCTCTTAAAGTAAGAGAGAAAACAAATGCTATAAGACAAAGAGCTTTAGGTGATGAATTAACAAGTTATGATAGAGATTATCTTAACAACAGACGTAATCAAATACGAAAGTTATTAGACTCTGTACCTAATATTGTAAAAGAAATTAAAATTGTATTAACAGAAAAACAAAAAGAAAAAATTCAAACATTGGTAGGGAATTTAAATAGATTAGGATCATCTATACGAACAATTGAAAAAGCTATAATAAAAAAAGTTAATTCATTTAGACCTGAATCTGCAAAAGAAATGGAAAGACTACTAAAACAAAAAAAGAGTGCTATAAAAACTAAAAATGTAGGTAAAGCATACTTAGAATCAGGAGTAGATCCTGAAGCTTTTGATTTAAAATCAGATAGAAAAAAACAAATTATAGAATTAGCTAAAATCAGAATTATTAATTTAGAAAATGCAATTAAAAAAGAAGGTGCAGATCCATCTAAAATTGAAGTATTAAATGAAAGAAAAAAAAGATTAGAAGATTATACAAAAAGTGGTATTAATGTATTTGGTGAAGAAGAAGATATTACTTCTGATGCACTTATGAATGAAATAATTAATAATATAAGATTAGGAAATATTAAGTAATGCCAATAGTAAATAACAGTAGCAGTAAATTTGTAACTGAAGTTGTTAATATATCTTCTACTGTTGGTACAGCCAATGCTACTTCTTTGTATACGTGCCCAACGAACTTTACAGCTTTAGTTAAATTATTACTAGTTAGTTCAGGGGCAGGTGGTGACAAACAAGTTTCTGTTCAGATGTTTGATAATTCAGCATCTGCATATAATACTATAGTTACTGGATTAAGAATGGAATCTAGTTCTATTACTAATCTATTAGATGGAGATCAGTTAGCATTACATAGTGGTGATCAGTTAGTAGCTTTTGCAGGAACTGGGGCTACTAGTAATTTTACATTAACAGTATCAACTGAGGAATTTTTTGATCCTCTAAGATAAGGAAACATATGGGGCTAATATTATTTTTTATAATTGTAATACCAGCATTAATAGTTGGTGTAGTAGAAAATGTTATAATGAGGTAATTTAATGTCAATTAATACAGGTACTAAAAAGAAAAAAACTAAAAGTAAAGTAAATGAATCTGGTAACTATACGAAGCCCTCTCTACGCAAAAGACTATTTAATAAAATTAAGGCAGGTGGGAAGGGTGGAGCACCTGGACAATGGTCGGCAAGAAAAGCCCAAATGCTTGCCAAAGCTTACAAAGCTGGAGGGGGTGGGTACAAAAGTTGACATCAAATGCTAGAATCCCTAGAAAGAAAGGGCAACCTAAAGGATCTAAGAAACATTCTGACTTGTATACAGATGAAAATCCTAAAGGTACAATTAAAGGTTTAAAGTTTGCTACAGAAGCTGATGCTAAACGTAGTGTTGCAATTATTAAAAAAAGTGGTAAAACTCATGCACATAAGATACAAGCAGCAATAGCAATGGAACAAAGAGCAAAGGTAGCAGGAAAATTAAAAGCTGCTGCTGTATATAGAAAGTTTATCAATGCTATGAAATTAAAAACTAAAGAAAGAAAAAAATAATATGGCAATATTAAGAAAGCCACAACGTGAATTAAAATCGTGGACTAATCAAAACTGGAGGACTAAAAGTGGAAAGAATAGCACACAAGGCAATAAAGCTACAGGAGAAAGGTATCTTCCAGCTAAAGCAATTGCTAGCTTATCAACAAAAGAGTATGCAGCAACTAGTAGAGCAAAACGAGAAGGAACTAAAAAAGGCAACCAATTTGTGGCTCAACCTACTAAGATTGCCAAAAAAACAAGAAGCTACAGAAAAGTAACATGAGAACTTTAACAGATAAACAACAAAAATTCTTAGATGTTTTATTTGATGAAGCAGGTGGGAATGTTGTTCGTGCTAAAGAGTTAGCAGGTTATTCACCAAACAATTCTACAAGTGAAATAGTAAAAGCCCTTAAAGAGGAGCTATTAGAAGTCACACAACTTTATATGGCTAGAAATGCTCCTAGGGCTGCTATGTCACTTGTTGATGGTATGCTAGAACCTACTGAGCTTGGTATGAAAGATAAGCTTACTGCTGCTAAAGATTTATTAGACAGAGTAGGTTTAGTTAAAACTGAAAAAGTACAAGTAGAAGCTACTAATGGTTTAATGATATTACCACCAAAGGATAGCTCAGAAGAGTAATGAAAGATAAACTACCACATATAGGTTTGTGGATATTGCCACAACCTAAAAATGCTTTTGAAGATAGTAATTTTTTACCGATACCTAATTTAAAAAAATCTAATTGTATTCCATTTGGATATAAGGTATCAGAAAAAGATGATGCTGTATTAGAACCAATAGCTAATGAGCTTAAAGCTTTAGAAAAAGCTAAACAGTATGTAAAACAATACTCTTCTCGTAAAGTAGCTGCATGGCTAACTAAAACTACAGGAAGATCTATATCACATACAGGACTTTTAAAAAGAATAAAAGATGAAGGACGAAACAAAAGGAAAGCTCAGTTATTTAAACAATGGGCTACAAGGCTCGAAAAAGCTATCAAGCTCGCAAAAAAGTTTGAAGAAACCAAAGGCTACAAAAAAACAATTAGCACCGAAGAAACAAAAACCGAAGTTGAATATAGAGGAGCAGCTTGAACCTACAGATAGTTTAGACTTATCTGAAAAGAATATAATATTTAAACCTAATGTTGGGCCTCAAACTAGGTTCTTAGCAGCAGGTGAAAGAGAAGTTTTGTATGGTGGAGCAGCAGGAGGTGGTAAATCTTATGCTATGTTAGCTGATCCACTACGTTATATGGCTCACTCACAGTTTAGTGGTTTGTTATTGAGGCATACAACAGAAGAATTAAGGGAATTGATTTGGAAAAGTCAGGAAATGTACCCTAAGATATACCCAGGTATTAAGTGGTCAGAAAGAAAAATGCAATGGGTAGCTCCAAGTGGAGCAAGATTATGGTTTTCATACCTTGATAGAGATGAAGATGTACTTAGATATCAAGGTTTAGCATTTAGTTGGGTAGGATTTGATGAGTTAACCCAATGGCCTACACCATTTCCGTGGGATTACATGAGGTCAAGGCTTAGAAGTACTGCATCAGACCTACCTGTATATGCTAGAGCTACAACAAACCCTGGTGGCCCTGGTCATTCATGGGTAAAGAAGATGTTTATTGACCCTGCAAAGCCTAATGAATCGTTTTGGGCTACAGATATAGAAACAGGTAGGACTTTAACGTACCCAAAAGGGCATAGTAAAGAGAATGAACCTTTATTTAAACGTAAGTTTATACCAGCAATACTAGCTGATAACCCATATTTAGCAGAACAGGGTGATTATGAAACAATGTTGCTGTCATTACCAGAGAATCAAAGGAAACAACTATTAGATGGTAATTGGGATGTAGCAGAAGGTGCAGCATTTACAGAGTTTAATAGAGAAATACATGTAATTGAAGAAGAAAGTGTACCAGGAAGTTGGACTAAGTTTAGATCATGTGATTATGGATATGGTAGTTATTCAGCAGTACTATGGTTTGCTGTAGCTCCTGATGAACAACTAATAGTTTATAGAGAATTATATGTTAGTAAAGTATTAGCTAAAGATTTAGCTCATATGATACTTGAAGCAGAAGAAGATGATCATTCAATGCGATATGGTGTACTTGATTCTTCATGCTGGCATAAAAGAGGAGACACAGGCCCATCACTTGCAGAAACTATGATAAAAGAAGGATGTAGATGGAGGCCATCAGATAGAAGTGGAGGTAGTAGAGTAGCAGGTAAGAATGAAATACATAGACGATTACAAATAGATGAATTTACAGAAGCACCTAGAATGGTTATAACTAATAATTGTAGAAATTTAATTGCACAATTACCTATACTACCTTTGGATAAAAATAATCCAGAGGATATAAATACTAAATCAGAAGATCATTTATATGATGCTTTAAGATATGGAGTAATGAGTAGACCTAGATCAAATTTGTGGGATTATGATCCTACAACTGCTAAAGTTTCTAGTTTTACACCCTCAGATCCTACAATGGGATATTAAGGATAATAAATGGAAGAAGAGTATACAGAAGATAAACAAATTATTTTAGAAGATAAAGAAAATGATTTGCCTGAAGATAGAGTTGCTAATGCAATGATAGATTATGTATCTGAAAGATATATTAAAGCAGAAGATTCTAGAAGAACAGATGAAGAAAGATGGCTTAGAGCATATAGAAATTATCGTGGTATATATGGCCCTGATGTACAATTTACTGAAGCAGAAAAAAGTAGAGTCTTTATTAAAGTAACTAAGACTAAAGTATTAGCTGCATATAATCAAATAACAGAAGTACTATTTTCTAATAATACATTTCCATTAAGTGTAGAACCTAGTATATTACCAGAAGGTGTAGCTGAATCTGTACATTTTGATCCTAAAGCACCTAAAGATATGGGTAAACCTAAGATGGCTCCAATGGCTAAAGGTATGGATACTTTATATGGCTATGCTGGAGATGGTAAAAAACTACCAGCAGGAGCTACATTTAATTCTTTAAGTGAAAGACTAGGTGCTTTAGAAGATGATCTTTCTAATATACCTAATGTAAAAGAAGGAGCAGGTATAACTCCAACAGCTATTAATTTTTATCCTGCAATGGTAGCTGCTAAAAAAATGGAAAAGAAAATTAAAGATCAATTAGATGCAAGTAGTGCTTCTAAGCAATTAAGATCTACAGCATTTGAAATGTCTTTATTTGGTACAGGTATTATGAAAGGCCCATTTGCAGTAGATAAAGAATATCCTAACTGGGGTGATGATGGTGAATATAATCCAGCAATAAAAACTGTACCATCTACATCACATGTAAGTGTATGGAATTTTTATGTAGATCCTGATGCTGATAATATGGATGAAGCTCAGTATGTTATTGAACGTCATAAGATGAGTCGTTCACAATTAAGAAGTTTAAAGAAAAGACCTTTTTTTAGAACTAAAGTACTTGATGAAGTAATTGATATGGGAGAATCATATTATAAAAAATATTGGGAAGATGATCTTAATGATTATCAAGTAGATAAAGGTGTAGATAGATTTGAAGTATTAGAGTTTTGGGGTGTAGTAGATACAAAACTTCTAGAAGAAAATGAAACTGATATACCTGAATCATTACAAAATGTAGATCAATTACAAGCTAATATATGGATATGTAATAATAAAATTATTAGATTAGTACTCAATCCTTTTAAGCCAGCTAAGATTCCGTATTATGCAGTTCCATACGAACTAAACCCTTACTCTTTATTCGGAATAGGTATCGCAGAAAACATGGATGATACTCAGACTTTGATGAATGGTTTCATGCGTATGGCAGTTGATAATGCAGTCTTATCTGGCAACCTTATATTTGAAGTAGATGAAACCAACATGGTTCCAGGGCAGGACTTATCTGTATATCCAGGTAAGGTATTTAGGAGACAAGGAGGTGCACCAGGTCAGGGAATCTTTGGCACTAAGTTCCCTAACGTATCTAATGAAAACATGCAATTGTTTGACAAGGCAAGAGTGTTAGCAGATGAGTCAACAGGATTCCCATCATTTGCACATGGTCAAACAGGTGTGTCAGGTGTCGGTAGAACTGCAAGTGGTATTAGTATGCTAATGAATGCAGCATCAGGTTCAATAAAAACAGTTATTAAAAATGTTGATGATTATTTATTAAGACCTATCGGTGAAGCTTTTTTTAGTTTTAATATGCAGTTTGATTATGATCAAGAAATTAAAGGTGATTTAGAAGTTAAGGCTAGAGGTACTGAAAGTTTAATGGCTAATGAAGTTCGTAGTCAAAGACTTATGCAGTTTTTACAAGTATCTAGTAATCCTACACTAGCACCATTTGCTAAATTTTCTTATATCATTAGAGAGATTGCTAAGTCAATGGAACTTGATCCTGACAAAGTAACTAATAGTATGGAAGAAGCAGCAAGACAAGCTGAAATAATGAAACAACAACAACCCCCTGCACCACCAATGCCACAGCAACCACCTAAAGGTGGAGCACCAGGAGTACCAAATGTAGCAGATCCAACTGGAGGTGGTGGTGGTAATATAGGAATAGGACAAGCACCTATACCTGGAGAACAAGGATTTAGTGGAAATGCACAACAACAAGCACCAGCACCAGCAGCACCAATACCTCCTCAAGCTTAAAGGGTTTGTAAATAATACAACCCAATGGAAAGCATTTAATGAGTTGTTGGAATTTTTAATTGAAATGGAACACAAGACTATGGAACAAGCTACTGATACTATAGATATTTATAAAGCACAAGGTTCTATAAAAACAATTAAATATTTAAAGCATTTAAAAGATTATGTAAATGCTGAACAGGAAAATAACAAATGATAAACCAACAAGTAAAAAAACCTACAGTTGCTAAAAAGAAAAAAATTAAAACTCCAGGCCCAACAAAATCTATTGTTGATCCTAGAGATGCAGTAAGAAAAGAACAAAAAGATTCTACAGGTGCTGCTGCACTTCAAGCACGTATAGCTAGATTAGAAAAACAATTAGCTACTAAACCTAAAATGCCTATGCCCCCAGCTATGATGGATGATGGTGGTCTATTACAACAAGGTGGTACAAAAGATCCTGTAAGTGGTAATGATGTACCTGTAGGTTCTACTAAAAAAGAAGTTAGAGATGATATACCTGCACAGCTAAGTGAAGGAGAGTTTGTATTTCCTGCTGATGTAGTTAGATTTATAGGATTAAATAATCTTATGAAACTAAGGCAAGAAGCTAAAGAAGGTCTAGGTAAGATGGATCGTATGGGTCAAATGGGTAACTCAGAGGAAGCAACAGAAGATGACACAGGAGAATTTGATAGTGATATTGATAGCATCATTAAAGAAGTTGAAACAGAAATGGCCTCACAGACATCATCTAAAGATTCTATAGAAACTGTATCTGAAACAGAAGAAGCATTACCTGTAAAAAAAAAGTCAATAGCAGATTTAATACAAGATTAAATTTTAATATTGGAGGTTTAACTCCTGAAAAAACTGCTGAACCTACAGCAACAATAAATCAAGCTATTGAAACTAAACCAGATATAAAAAAACCAGTAGAAGCTACATCAAATAAATTAAATGCTAGAAGTATTTTAGAAGCTGAGTATGGTAAAGATTTTAATGTAAAAAATTTATTAAAAGATAAAGATGGCAATAAGTTAAATGCTAGAAGTATTTTAGAAGCTGAGTATGGTAAAGATTTTTCTACATCTTCTATATTAAATGGCCCAAAAAAACAAACAGCTATTCAACAACAAGATGCAATGCAACAATCTTATAGTTTTGTTTCAGGGCCAGAAGATTATAAAAACTTATCTATAGAAGATGGTAGATCAAATTTATTATCACAGTTAGATCATCAAAATAAATATCTTGCAAGAAAAGGATATAACTATCCACATCAAAAAGATATGCCATTTATCAATAACTATATGATGGAAACTTTGTCACATGCAGGTATAACAGACTTACGTCAATTAGGTTTAAAAGAAGTAAAAGGGCCAGAATCAGAAAGATTTGTAACTAAAAAAAATGGTAAATATTATTTTGAACAAGCAACAATTAAAACTGGTGGTACGTCTACTCATGGGGGTGGACAACAACAATATAGAAGCACAGAAGTAGATTCTGAAGAACTTAAAAGTTTAAAATATTATCATAAAGTACCTTTAAAGTCATCAGGTGGTGCATTTTCAAATGAAGAAACTAAATATAAATATACAGAAATATCACCAGAAGATTTAAAAAATTATAAGCCTAATGAAATAGCAACAAAAGCATTAGTTAAACCAGTAACTCAAAGAATATTAATTAATAAAGATACAGGAGAACAAGTAGTTCAAGGTAAATATGGTGGTGTTTTAGGTCATGGTAAAGGTGATGAAACATCAAATGATTTATTAAGATGGGGTAATACTACACAAACTGAAGGCATGACAGACTTTATGATTCAGTTTGATAAAGATGGACAAGCTTTAATAGTTCCTCAGTATTCAGATACTGCTACAGATTTAACAGGTGTTACTTTAATGGCAACTGTAGCTTTAGCTAGTATGGGTGTTCCAGCACAATTAGGATCTTTATCAGGAGTTACTGGTTCATATGGTGCAGTAGCAGGAAAAGCATTTGGTAATGCTCTTATTAATTCTAGTTTTACTGCTTTACAAGGTGGAGATTTTGCTAGTTCTTTTGGTAAAAATATGATAACTAGTATGGCAGTTCCTGCAATATCTAAAGGTTTAGATACTGCAATGGGTAATACTATTTTTGCTAATGTACCTACAGATAGTTTATTTAGAGAAGTAGCAGGTGGTGCAATTAATAGGTCTATTACTGAAGGACTTGTAGCTGCTGTATCAGGTCGTGATGTAGGTACAGCTATGAAAAATGGTGCTTTAAAAGGTGCATTTAAAGCAGGTGGTACTAAATTAATGACAAGTATATTTGATGAATCAGATTTAAAATTTATAACAGACAATAGTAATTTAGAATACAAAGATGTTATTGGTTTAGGTACAATGGGAATTAGAACAGGTGTAATGAATTTAGTACAAGGTAGAGATTTTACTGATGGTATAGCAAGTACATTAATGTCTTATGGTGCATCTACAGTAGTAGGAAACTCTATTGAAAATAGACTAGGTGATAAGTTACAAAATAATCCAGGTACATATCAGTTTCTTAAAAATTCAAGTGAAGTATTAACTAGAGCTTATGTAAAAGCAGCTGCTCAAGGTAAACAATTGTCAGCAGAACAAGTACAACAAATATTTATTAATCAAGCTTTAAAGAAAACAAAACGTAAAGTTACAAGAACTATACTTGCTCCTACAGGATTGGGCAAAGAAAAAACTAAATCCTAATAATTGGCTACCTTATCTCCCCCTTACAGGCTACGGATAGCCCCAATACGAAAGGAAGTACAAAATGGCTGAAGCACAAACAATAGAAAAACCAGAAGTTAAATCACAAGAAAAAAAAGTAGTAGGGTTTGCTACACGATCTGCTAATAAAGAACGTATAGAGCAAGAAGAAAAAGAACTAGAAAATTTAAAAAAACAAAATGTAGAAGAGGTAGAACAAGAAGAAGTTGAACCTACTACAGCAGAAGAAAGAAGTTTTAAAAAAAGATATGGTGATTTAAGAAGGCACTCTCAAAAGAAAGAACAAGATTTTCAAAAACAAATAGATGAGTTAAGAGTTCAACTAGATGCTTCTACTAAAAAAGAAATTAAGTTACCTAAAACTGAAGAAGAGATAGATGCTTGGACAAAAGAATATCCAGATGTAGCAGGTATAGTAGAAACTATAGCTATTAAAAAAGCTAAAGAACAATCATCTATACTAGAAGATAGAATGAAAAAAGTAGATGAAATGCAAGCTGATGCATTAAGAGAAAAAGCTGAAGTAGAATTACTTAAAAAACATCCTGACTTTAATGATATTAAAAATCAAGATGAGTTTCATGATTGGGTAGAAGAACAACCTAAATGGGTGCAACAAGCATTATATGAAAATGAAAATGATGCTAACTCTGCTGCAAGAGCTATAGATCTTTATAAGTCTGATATGGGTATTAGCAATAAAAAAGTAACTGCAAAAGATAAAAGCCTTGATGCAGCTAAATCTGTATCTACTACTCAAAAAGGAAATCCTAATAGTTCATCTGAAATAGGAACAATTAGAGAGTCAGATATAGAAAAAATGTCATCTAGAGAATATGAAGCAAATCAAGAAGAAATAACTAAAGCAATACAAAGTGGTAAATTTATATATGATTTAACAGGTTCAGCAAGATAGTACTTGACAATCAACTATTTATATTTATAACTATAAATCAACATTAAAGTAAGTGTGGCTTGCCCCTGTAAGGATACCAAACTACACTTACAAAATTTTATAACGCAATACAAACAATTTTCGGAATACCTGAAACTTGATTGCCCATATTATATAGCTTGTGACGGCATCTATATAACTTGCACCAATAAAGACAGCCCCTAGAATGATTGTGTAAGAACTGCGTTGGATACTTATACTTTTTTTCAAGGAGAAATACAATGGCTTTTCCTAAGGCAACAGGCCATAATAATTTACCTAATGGTAATTTTAGCCCAGTAATATACTCAAAGCAGGTACAACTTGCTTTCCGTAAATCCTCCATAGTAGAAGATATTACCAATAGTGATTATTTTGGTGAGATTGCTAATATGGGTGATTCAGTTAAAATCATTAAAGAACCTGAAGTTTCTGTACAGGCTTACAATCGTGGCACACAGATTACTGCACAGGATCTTGATGATGAAGATTTCACATTAGTTGTTGATCAAGCTAACTACTATGCATTTAAGATGGATGATATTGAAGAAGCTCACAGTCATGTAAACTTTTTATCAATGGCATCTGATCGTGCTGCATATCGTTTAAGAGATCAATATGATCAAGATGTATTTGGTTATCTTTGTGGCTTTGAACAATCAGCAAAGCATGGTGCAGCTAATACAGCTAGAACAACTTCCCCTGGTACTAATGCTGTTTCAACAGCAGGTAGTGATGAGCTTTTAACTACTATGAAATTAAACAAAGGTAGTTTTGCTAGTATTACTACAAGTAGTGCAGGTGAACATTCTATTCCATTAGCTACACGTTTGCCAGGTGCTACTTCAGTACCAACAGCAACTGCTTCACCTTTACAAGTAATAGCTCGTATGAGTCGTTTACTTGATACTCAGTTTGTTGATACAGCAAACAGATGGTTAGTAGTTGATCCTGTATTTGCTGAAGTACTAAAGGATGAGGATAGCAGACTATTTGACTCAGACTATGGTGGATCAGGCTTACAGAATGGATTAGTATTGAATAATCTACACGGCTTTAAAGTGTATATTTCAAACAACCTTCCATCAGTAGGAACAGGTTCTTCAACAACAGGTACAGCTAATCAAAATGCCAACTTTGGTGTTATTGTTGCTGGACATTCATCTGCTATAGCTACGGCTCAACAGATTACTAAGACAGAAAGCTATCGAGATCCTGACAGCTTTGCTGATATCGTTCGTGGTATGCATCTTTATGGTCGTAAGATTTTAAGACCTGAAGCAATCGTTACTGCTAAATATAATACTGCTGCTTAAAGGAGAAAATAAATGGCTACAGTAGATCAATCAAGTGGTATAAATGGAGGTACACATCCTTCAAGAGCTATCCGTAAGATGCCTTACAAAATTGAAACAGATGTTAATTTAGCAACTGTTACAACCACTAAAGGTTCAGCTATCGGATCAGCAGACGTAATTCAAGTGTTGGATATTCCAGGTAAGTCTTTGTTGTATGCAGCAGGACTTGAGATGGTAACAGTAGGTGATGGTCATTATACAGTAGACTTAGGTGTTTCAACTGTAGATGCTGATAACAATGTAGACGGAGTTCTATGGGGTTCATCAATAGCTGCTGGAACAATCACTCAACAAGCTGCTGCTTATCAGCCTGTAGTTGTAGGTTCAGATTTAACTTTAGATCTTACAATTGCTGCTGCTGCTACTCAAGGTACAGCACTACCTACAACAGGTGTATTTCGTGCTTGGGCTGTTTTACAAGACATTAGTAATGATGTTGGCCCAGATGAAGTGGATCGTGATCAATTAGCTTAATGCTATATTGTTGATATGTGGGTAGCTCTTGCTATAAGGGTTACCCATTTTTTTTGAAAGTAATGTAATGGCAATAACACAAGCTTTATGTACATCATTTAAAAAAGAATTGCTTGAAGGTAAGCATGACTTTTCTGTTTCTGGTGGGCATACTTTTAAAATTGCTTTGTATAGTGCAGGTGCAGCATTAAGTGCAGGCACTACAAGTTATACTACTAGTGGAGAAGTAGCAGGTGCAGGATATACAAGTGGTGGATTAAATTTAACTAATAAAACTGCTACTACATCAGGTACAGTAGCATTTACTAGTTTTGATAATGCTACATTTACTAATGCTTCTGTAACAGTACGAGGTGCTTTAGTATATAACACAACAACAAGTGGTACATCTGATACTACTAATGCTATATGTGTATTAGATTTTAGTGCAGATAGAACAACAACAACTAGTGATTTTATAGTAAGTTTTCCTACGGCAGATAGCACTACATCTATTATAAGGATTGATTAAGTAAATGGCTACTAGAGAAATAGTTGATAGCACAGGAGATGTATTTGGTGTTGCTACATATGGTACATCTACATATGGAATTATTAATAGTAGAACATTTATACCTGATGGAGTTAAAGCAACATCATCATTAGGTGAAGAAAGTATTACTGCAACACAGTTTGATTATACAGCAGTAGCTGATAACTATGAAAGACGTAGAACAGTTCATGTACATAGATCAACTACATCTTCAGATAGAACAGTAAAGGTAGCTTAATATGTTTACATGGCCTAGTAAAGACCCTGATGAAACAGTAGACTTTAGTATGGATTGGTCAAGGTATTTAAATGATCAAGCTACTATTAGTTCTGTTACTTGGTTTGTTGATAATGCTTCAGGAACTAAAACTGAATTAGCTAGTGTTAATGATATAGTAAATGGAATACAGTTTGTAGGTAAATCTAATACTAATACTGTAGCTACTATAAATGTTGCACTAGGTACTAATAATTTTAAATATAAATTTAGTTGTCAAATAACAGATACAACTGGAACAATTGCTGAAAGAACAGTACTACTTCCTATTAAGGAAACATAATGGCATATAATTTTTTAGGACTTGTTAATGAAGTTAATCGTAGGCTTAACGAAGTAGAACTTACTAGTTCTAATTTTGCTAGTGCAGTAGGATTTTATTCACAAGTTAAAGATAGTGTTAATGCTGCAATACAAGAAATAGATCAGGAGTATCCTGAGTGGCCTTATAACTTTGTTGAACAAGAAGATACTTTAACTAATGGTATTACTAGATATAGTTATCCTGCTAATGCTACTGTATTAGATTTTGAAAGTTTTAGAATAAAAGAAAATACTACGTTAGGTAATAGAACACAAAAGTTACAAGTATTAACTTATGAAGAATACTTAGATAGATTTGTTGAGCAAGAATATACAACTGATACAAGTTTAAGAAGTGTTCCTGTATTTGTAGCTAAAGGAAATGGATTAGAATATATATTATCACCCACACCTAATAAAGCTTATACTGTAGTTTATGAATACTATTTAACTAGTACAGATTTAATAGATTCAACTGATGTACCTAAGATACCTGAAATATATAGAAATGTGGTTGTTGATGGTGCTATGCATTATGCCTATATGTTTAGAGGCAATACACAAGATGCAATGGTTGCAGAGAAAAAGTTTAAAGATGGTTTAAAAAACATGAGAATTATTTTAATTAATAAAAATACTTATGTTAGATCAACTATGTTAACAAGAACACAACGTAGTACTTATGTTTATAGATTGGCTTCTTAATGCCTGATAATTTACAAACATATGCTTTTGAATTTAAAGGTGGATTAATAAGTAATCTAGCACCTTTACAGCATGGTATACAGCAACCAGGTACTGCTAGGATACTGAGAAACTTTGAGCCTTCAATAGAAGGTGGTTATAAAAAAATATTAGGTTATAATAAGTTTGATAGTAATATAGTTCCAGGTTTTAATGTTTGTAAAGTACATGGAGCTAGTCAATCAGGTACAACATTAATAATAGCTAACGTACATTTTACACCTGCTGTAGGAAATACTTTAACAATAACAGGAGTAGATGGTACATATACAATAGCATCAGGAGGAGTAAGTTATAGTAGTACAACTAAAAGAGCTACACTTACTTTAACTACTAGTTTAGATAGTAGCCCTGCTGATCAAGCTAATGTAACTTTTACTAGTGGTTCTAATGAAGCTGTACATGGATTAGCTGCATGGGAATCAACAGTCATAGCAGTAAGAAACAATAATGTTTATAGTTCAGGAGGTTCAGGATTTACACAGATAAATGTTAGTCAGTATGGAGTACCTAAAGTAAATGGTGGTAGTCAAAGTGGTGGAACTTTAAATGTTGATGGATTAACATCAGCACCACAAGTAGGAGATACATTTACTATTGCAAGTGTAGCTTTAGTCTATACAATAACAACTAAACCTACAATTAATGCAGATGGTGAATCAGCAATAGCTATATCACCTAATTTAAATAGTAGCCCAAGTGATGATGCTGTAATAACATTTTTAACAGCAGCAAAAGTAAATGCAGCTACTAATATAAATAGATTTTCTAAATATAGAATAGGTACAACAGAAAAGATAGCAGGTGTAGATGGTACTAATTATCCATTTGTATATGATGGAACTACTTATACACCTTTAACAGGAGCACCTGATGATGTATTAGGTGCATCTCATACAGCATCATATAAGAATCAATTGTTTTTTGCTAAAGGTGATGTATTAACTTTTACTGCACCATATACAGATAATGATTTTAATGCAGGTAATGGTGCTGGAAATATAAGTGTAGGTTCTAACATAACAGGTTTAATTGCTTTTAGAGATCAGCTAATTATATTTAGTGAAAATAAAATTGATAGGTTAGTAGGTAATACTATAGCTGATTTTGTTTTACAACCTGTAACTAGAAATATAGGATGTATAGATTCAGATACTATTAGAGAGGTTGCAGGAGATGTAGTATTTCTTGGGCCTGATGGTATTAGATCTTTAAGTGGATCAGATAAAGTAGGAGATTTTGATTTAGCAGTTATATCAAAAACTATACAAAAAGAAGTAACAGATGTTATTAGTTCTAATGATTCTTTTATGAGTGTAACTATAAAAAATAAATCTCAATATAGATTACTAGGATTTAATTCTAATATTAGTGATTCTGCTGCTACTGGTATTATAGGAACACAGTTAGCAGGGCCAGAAGGTTCTATGTTTGGTTGGGCAGAAACTAGAGGATTTAAAGCATTTGTTGCAGATAGTAATTATAAATCTAAGGTTGAAACAATAGTATTTGCAAATACAAATGGTTTTATATATAACATGGATACAACTAATACTTTTGATGGTGTTGCCATAGAGGCTACATTTGCATCACCTTTTGTAGCTTTAAGTGATCCTGAGTTTAGAAAAACTATTTTTAAACTACATTTATATACAGAGCCTTCAGGTAGTTTTGATAGTACAGCTAGATTAAAGTTTGATTTAAATGAAGAGGGTAGTGTGCAACCAGCATCAATAGCATTATCTAATACAACATCAGGAGTTGCAGGTGTATATGGTAGACCTACTGCTACTTATGGTACAGCAATATATGGTGGTAGATTAAAAAAGAAATTTACAGCACAAACAGTAGGATCAGGATTTAACGTATCAGTATTGTTTTCATCTACTGATTCAAACCCTTCATATTCTTTAGATGCTGCAACATTAGAATATGGCACTTTTGATAGACGATAATAACGAGGTAATTTAAAATGGGTACAGGCTACAATAGAAACGATTCCAGCAATAATATTGCTGATGGTAATGTAATTAATGCATCAGATTTAGATGGTGAATTTGATGCAATAGTTAATGCATTTAAAACAGATGGACACTCACATGATGGCACATCTGCTGAAGGTGCAGCTATTGTAAAAGTTGGCCCAGCACAACAATTAGAAATTAGTGCTTCTGGTTTATCTCCAGCAACTACTAATACTTTAGACTTAGGTGGTAGTGCTAAACAATTTAAAGATTTGTATCTTGATGGTACTGCTAACTTAGATAATATATCTGCTGATGCAGCTAATGTTATTGGTGCAGTAACTATGGGTTCTACTTTAAGTGTAGTAGGTGCTGCATCTGTAGGAGGTAGTTTAGGAGTTAGTGGAAATGCTTCTGTAGATGGATCTTTAAGTATAGGTGGAACATTTAATTTTGCTACAGCTAATGTAACAGGAAGTTTAGGAGTATCAGATTCTGTTTCTGTGGGTACTACTTTAAGTGTTATAAGTAATACTTCTGTAGGTGGCACATTTACGGTAACAGGTAATGCTTCAGGTGCTGGAACATTAGATGTTAAAGGTGCAGCATCAGTAGGTGGTGCTACAACTATTACTGGAGCTATATCAGGAGCATCTACACTTGCAGTTAAAAGTAATGCTTCTGTAGGAGGTACATTAAAAGTAACAGGTAATCAAGAAAATGCAGGAACATTAGATGCTGTAGGCAATACTTCTGTAGGTGGAACACTTACAATAACAAATAATATTATTGCTAAAGATGCAATTGGTGCAGTTGGAAATGCATCAGTTGGAGGATCATTAACAGTTACTAATGATTATGTAGGCCTTGATAGATTTGATAATGTAGGTGCTGCATCAGTTGGTGGATCAATGGTACTAACTGGAGATATAGATGTAGCAGGTGGTATATCAGGAACAACCACTTTAGACATTAGACAAAATGCTTCTGTAGGTGGAACATTAACAGTTACAGGTGGTATGGGTGCTATATCAGGTGCAAGTATAAGTTCTTTAGGTAATGCATCAGTAGGTGGTACATTAACAGTAACAGGAGCTATGTCTGGAGCTTCTATAAGTTCATTAGGTGCAGCTTCTGTAGGAACTACATTAACAGTAACAGGTGCTATGTCTGGAGCATCTGTTAGTAGTTTAGGAAATGCATCTGTAGGTGGTACATTAACAGTTACTAATAATCAAACTAATGCTGGTACGTTATCAGCTATTGGTAATACATCTGTAGGTGGAACATTTACAGTTACAGGTAATCAAGATAATGCAGGAACACTATCAGCTATTGGTAATACTTCTGTTGGAGGTACATTTACTTTTACAGGAAATGCATCAGGAGCAGGCACATTAGCTATTAAAGGTGCTGCATCAGTTGGTGGTACATTATTAAGCACAGGTGGAGTATCTGATGCTGATGGTAAACTAAGAGCAATTCCTGAATCTAGATCAATTGCTACACAAATTGGATCTGCTGCTGCTACTGATGTAGGTAATTATATTTTACTTAAAGGCACAGCTTCTTCAACACAAGTTTTAGTTATACCTGTAGATACATTTGCTCAAGGAGACATAGTTTCTATATTTAATTCTCCTTATGGAGGTAAAACTGCTGCTGCTGTTACAACATTTTCAGCAGCACAAATGAACTCTTGTTTTGTAGCTGGAGCAGAAACGTCAACTGCTCTAGTAACACTAGCTTATAATGGAGTTGCTAGTGTATTATTTGCATCAGCTAATGGTTGTATAATTACAGGAAATGTGAGTTAAATTATGACAGGTATACATCAACTTCTTTTTTCTAATTTTGCAGCTGGCAGTTCAATTGGATTTGTTAATGTTCAAGTGTTTAATGAAAGTGCTACATGGACAGCCCCTGCTGGAGTTACCTCTATTGATTTTCTTGTTGTAGCAGGAGGAGCTTCAAGTGGTGGTCAAGACGGAGCAGGCGGTGGCGGAGCAGGTGGAGCAGGTGGATTCAGAACAGGAACAGGAACAACTGTTGTGCCTGGTAGAGCTTACACTATTACCGTAGGTGCTGGTGGTGC